CTTCTAGCTTCTCAGGAATAACATCTCTAGTTTTACTATCAAAATATGAAGCATTGATATAGCTGTTTGTGTCTGAAAGATAACACACATCATCTTCCATCCACTCAGAAACATCAAACTTATCTGTAAACTGTATGTCTGAATCACAATAAAAAACTGCCTTGCTTACCATCTCAGGATGTTCTTTAAAGTATTTCATCAAACAGTAGGGCCTAAGAACAGGAATGTATGTACCTAAATACCTGCTTACATTATCAACATCCTTTATGAAACTGAATTCAGCTTCTGGATAGAGGTCAACAATCTTATCCCATTTATCACTCTTCTCTCTAAAGGAAGGTGTGAACACAAGAACAATTGCTTTGTCTGAATGTCCAATGTTTCTAAGACTCTCTAACCATAAGTGCACTTGCCATGTGTAATACACATCATCAGGCTGTGCACAAATGAACTTTAGTTCCTTCATATATGTAGTTAATTGGTTTTTATTTTATATTGCTCCAAACTGTGTACTTCCTCCATATCCTAAATATGGACTGTCAGTATTATACACTGCACCTGAATTAGTTACAGGTAAAATAAGCTGACCTTGATCTGTAGTTTGTTGTGTTATATCTAATCCTTGAAATAAAATTAATAAACTATTTCCACTATTTTGAAATGGTGTTGTTGGTATAGCAACAAATTGAGGTGTTGTTAATCCAAGTTCAACTATAAAAGACTTCATTAATCCATTGTAGTTTGTATTAGGAGTATTTTCTGATCCTATATATAATGTTGTTGGTAAAGTAATAGGTTGAACAGAATTACTATTAGCAACAGTCTGTCCATCTATAGATAAAGAAATAGTTCCAGAAGTGGTTGTACCAAGAACCATCCAAACCCATTGTCCAATATAATTTGTTAATGGATATGTAATTTCTACATTTCCATTGTAATAAAATTTAAAAACTCCTCCTTCTATAGAAGCAGCTTGATATGCTGAAGGAAATTGACCAAAGCTAAATATTCTAGGTAAACCAATATCATTAGTAACTTTCATAAACCAACCATATGATGAAACATATGGTATATCAAAAAGCTGTTCATACCCTGTAATGTCAACTGACACTGTTGCTGGTGGGAAAGGTATTGTTGTACTTGTTGTTGTGGTGGAAGCAAATGGACCAGGAAGTTGACCCTTAAGAGCATTAAATTCTCTTAACACATCATATAATGCATTAGACATTGGGCTCCATCCTATTTGTCTACTTCTTATTGCCATTACGCTAAAGTTTGTCTTAATCTTGACACTTGTTTCAACACTTCATATAGAAGTTTAACCTCTTGACTCTGACCAATTTGTCTACTTGGTACACCTGAATTTCCTGTTGCAGAAGTTCCATTGGGTTTTCCAACACCCACTATGCCATTTATTTGATCAAGCTCTTTAGCAATCTCCCAAAGAAGATTACTCTCCTGAGACCAGCCTATTTGTTTTGAAGGTATTGCCATGTTTTTAATTTTAAGGATAGATTCTTATTTCTATTGTAGCATTAGTTAATATACTATCGTTAAGTCCTACAGTACTAACAAATGCACCTATATAGTTTGCAAATGATTCTATTTGAAAATATATATTACTTCCTCCAGCTCCTTGAATTGATGAATATATACAAATTCCAACAGGAGTTTGATTACCTGGAGAACAAGTTATTGTAATTTTATTACTATCTCCTGTTACTACATTAGTAACATATCTACCTACAGCTGCTCTAGTCCAGTTTAAAGTTAATCCTGTAGTATTTTCTACTACTGTAACTACAGGAGCAGATGTGCTGTTCTGAGTAATCTTAGCAACATATGACTTGTAGGAAACACCACCAACTTGGTTAATCAAAAGGTTAAGATCTAACCATTCTTTAGGGGCTTTAGCTTTCTTATCCCAAAATCCTGTTTTAATGTATGTAGGCATAGTACAAATATAATTTATTTTTTAATACTTTATCTTCCTTGACCAACATATTTCTTTGGTCGAGAATTGTGTTTGTTAAAAGACTTCTTAGCACTTCCTGTCTTTCTTCTTCCAAATGTTAACTTGCGTGCGTCATTTACTGCTTTTGCCATTATGCTTCATTTGTTGATAGCTTACCACTACTGGCAAGCATGATTTTACGTACATTAGTTGGTTGTAATATATATGGAGGTCTTCTCACTTGAGAAACTCTTGCTTTTGCAATTCTTACAATAGACACCTTATCTCCCTGGTTACCACCAAGTATGTGATAGGCAGCAGCATCTTCTCCTACATATAATCCAACATGCCCACCACTTTGTCTAGAGAATGTAATAACATCTCCAAGCATTGGTTGACCTATCTTAACACCAAAGTTGTTCCAATTGAGAGCATATAAAGGATCTTTCACAGGTTCTCTTACAGCTCTCTTCATAATAACAGCCATAAAAAGTCCACACCAAGGTATAGAATCTTCATTATATACACTAGCTAACCCCACCTCTTTAGCCCATCCAAGTATAGCAGGGTTATTCTTAGATCCTACAGTTTCTGTAACACCATAAAGCTCCAGAGCCTTTAATAGATGTCTTGGGGCAGATTCTAATGCAAGCCATTGATATACTGGAGGTAAGTTCACTTATTTTAATTTAAGATATGTTACAAGACCATATTGAGGTGTTCCCAACTTGTTTATCCCAGCGTTTACACCAATCATATAATCCTTCTTAGTTTTATATAGAAGACTTCCATATGGTTGGAAGGTTAATGAGAACACAGGATCTACCATAGGATAGTATTTCATGTCCTTTTTCTCCATTACAAAACCTCCACCAACATATAATTGTCTTTTCTTCTCCTGAGGAACAGAAACAATCTTTGTTATTGTTTCCTTGGTTATTGGATATTTCAGTTTATATGTAACTGATCTTCCAGCAATTGCGTTCTTAGAAACACTATCAACTATACGTACATACCCAATAGAATCTATACGTATAGAGTCTAATGAAATATTTACAGCCATATATTGTTCAACTAAAGATCTATATTGATTAACAAGTCTACCATAACTTGTGTCAGGAAGATATTCCTTTGTAACTCTATCTACAGGATAGGGAATACTCTCTGTTATCTGAGGTTGGTTGTACACTGTAGAATCTGTATGAAAATAAACTGTATCTCTAATCACTGTAACAACTGGTGGTGGTGGAGGAATTGTTTCACCTCCACAGGTTTTAAATAAAACAACCATCACAATAACTATGATGATTAGAGAAAGTAAATTGTTTTTTATAAAGTCCATATTATCTTTTTACTGCTGTATAAATATTCACAATATATTGAATTACAATAGCTAAGCCCATAATAATACCCACTGTCCAAGAAACCTTCTTTTTAAATTCATCTTGATCTTTCTGACCTTTTTCAAGATCAATAATTTTCTCTTTAAGAGTTTCAATATCTTTAATAAAACCTCCTGTCTTTGTTAGAGGGTTACCAAGAATAGCATCTACCACTTGCGTAAGCTTAGTGTCAATAGAATCAATCTTATCTTCCATGTCAGACAATCTAACTTCCATATTCTGCAAGTCTACTTCTAGGGTTTTCAATGAGGTTTCCATGTATTTCATACAAATAAAAAATTCCTCCCCCTCATAAAAAGGAAAAAGGAATATTTAGTTAATGCGAATTTAAAATAATCATTTATATTGTCCAAATTTATTTTATACTAATGTAAGTCCAAGAGTATTAATAATATAATCCCATATAATAGTATCATCAGCTCCCCATTGTTGAATGACATTATCAGGCACCTCAATTTGATTTTCATAGTATGTAATCAAATCAGATCCTATTAATGTATACGTTACATATCCACTACCATCATTAAACTTATAACCACTAAAATCAATTAGATCTATATACTTGATGTTTCTAATTCCTATTGGAGACCAAACATGTATGACTTGTATTTCTTTCATTTATACTAAATTTATAGTTATTGTTCCTTCCACTTGTCTTGGTGTAGCATCAGTCCAAGCTGCTGCTGGATTAGTTGAAGGATAAAAAGTTAATGTTGTTGATGACACTGCAACTTGAGCAGCACCTGCAGCTTGTGTCGTAGAATTTAAAGCTCTATAAATATTTGTCTGTGTTCCCCAACTTGATGATGTAAATGGTAATACCATAGAGGCTGCTGTTCCACTACCTGTCCCAAGTATTCTAAATTGTAAAATCATAGTCTTACTACCTAATAACTTATACTGAATTAGTTTTACTGTAGTAGCACTCCATCCAGTTATAGACTGAGCACTAGCATCCACCCAAGCACTGTCTGTTTGTTTTGTATTTATCTGAGTTTGAATTGCACTTGTAACTCCTGAAACATATCCAAGTTCTGTATCTGTAACTGTGCTTACAGCCACCTTACCACTTGCATTACTAATTAATGCTCTTGACACTGTAAGGTCAGAAGATGTTATTGTTGTAGCAGCCCCTGTTATAGTGGCTTGTTTAGTTCCTATCTGTGTTTGTATTGAAGAGGTGACTCCTTTTACATAAGATAACTCTGTAAGACTTGGATAGGTTGCAACAGCTAAAGATTGTATATTACCACTGCCATCTAAAGCAAGTAATTGAGAAGCAGTTAAAGAACTTAATACAGGTGCAGTTGAGAATGTTTTAGCACCTGCTAATGTTTGTGCTGCTGTTGTTACAACACCTCTTGCTGAAGCACTTGCTGATGGAAGGTTTAATGTGTGTGTAGTGCCTACTGAAGAAACTGCAAAATCAGTTCCACTTGTACCTGCAACTATTGTTTGTGAAGCACCTGTTAATGAATTAATTGCTGTGATGCCTGTACCTGCCATTATACCACTTTGCTGTGTAACAGTTAAAACTACAGAAGCTGTAGATGGTGGAGGGGAACCTGCAGGCTCAAATGAAATAAATACTGCTAAGTCTTGTGTACTCCATACAAACTCATAATAATCTCCTGCAACTACATCTAATAAAAAGTTCCAAGATGGTAATGTATGACCATCAAAAGCACCATGTTTTTTAGAAACTAATACAACTCCTGCTGAACCTGCAACATCAACACCATTCTTTCTAAGCCAAATTGTAACATCATGATCAGATGCTGTTGGATTTCTAAACTGTGCAGACCATTGAATATTGTATATTCCTGTGTTAGCTATTGTAACTCTTGAACCACTAACTACTGTAACTTGATTAGATAAATCAGTTACTCCCAATAACATTGGATATCCTGTATTTATAACAGTAGCAAATTGGTCTGTAACATCAGAGAATGCACCATAATATCCTAATGGTGTAGGTGTAGCTGTATTGTTAAGTATTCCTGCCCCTGTAAGAGTTAGACCACTACCCACGCTTATCTCTTCCATTACACCTGTACCTGCAGAGCTTCTACCAATTAACTTATTGGTAGCCATAGAAGTAGATATAGTTGGTGTATTGCCTCCACTAGAGGTAATTGGTCCAGTAGCTCCTACAGAAGTAACTGTACCTACACTCCAAGTTCTATCAGCTGTAAGATCATAAGCTGTACCATTAATAGTTAATGTTCTAGCATTTGTAACTGGAGTATATCCAAGAGCTGTGGTAACATCAGATGATGTTATACTTGTAAGATAAGTATTAGTATCAAGACTAAATGTACCAGCTGCAGTCATCTTTACAAATGGTGTACCACTAGTCCATGTAGGATAGTTTAAAGCACCCCAAGTACCAACAGTTGGTATAGTTGGAAATGTTTGCCAAGTCTTATCACCTCTCCAATATTGCAATGTAGTTCCTGGAGATATAGCTGGTTCTTTACTATTAAATATAGTCCAGTCTGTAGAAGATAAATAACCATCTTGTGATCCACTAGCTTGTTGAATAGTTATATTAGGTGTAGCTCCTCCTGAAGAGAATAGTGGTGATGTAGCTGTTACAGCTGAAACACCACTTGTTCCTGTAGCAGTGATGGTAAAGTTTGGATAGGTTCCTGTTACAGAGATTCCTGTACCATTATTTAATACAATAGTTTGATCAGGGGCTGTGTTGGTTATTGTTATTACAGGAGTGGTTGTAGGGTTTGCTACAGATGCAGAGATTCCTGTTCCTGGAGATACACCAACTGATGTAACTGTTCCTGAGCCAGTGGCAATTGTCCAAGATCTGTTTACAGAAAGATCTTGTGTTACACCATTGATTGTTATTGTTCTTGTATTAGGAACTGGTGTATATCCTAATGCTGTTGTAATATCGCTTCCTATTATAGGGGCTGCAGAGGTAACAAGGCCTTTTCCATTAACAGCAAACTTCAAGAATGTATTTGTTGCATATACATTTGAATTCACTGTAGCTAAGGTGAGAGTGACATTAGCTCCTGTAGTTCCTGCACCAAGGACATCTCCTGAGAAAAGAAGCAATTGTGAGGGATAAGAAATTGTTGTGTTGGTTATGTTTGTCACTCTACCTTTAGCATCTACTGTAATCACAGGGACCTGCGTAGAAGAACCATATGTATTAGCAATAACACCTGATGTAGATAGTGTAAATACAGCAGAACCAGGTCCTGTTGCTGTACCATCTCCTGTTAAAGCAGTGATATAATTCCCTGCAGGTTGATATGTTGTACTATCAAGAGAACCATCTCCTTTCACAAACTGAAGATTTGTTCCTCCTGTAGTTATAAAAGCTGAGCTTTCTATTGTTCCTGTTAGAGCAAGTGTATATCCTGCACTTGTTATAATAGTGTTCTGCGTAAGTGTACCACCTAATTTCACTGGACCCCCAGGAACAACTTGTATTATTCCATTCTGAAATACATATCCTATAGCAGCATCCTTAAACTTATTATCTATTTTAATAAGAGCTGCACACAGCGTATCATTTGTAACAACACCTGTATATATAAGATTAGCTCCTGAGTAAAACACACAGGAGCAGTCTAATATCACAGGACATGGTTCAGCAGAACAGCTTATATTCATTAGTTATATTTTAAGGTATTCTTACAGCACCAATTGAATTTGTTGTTTGATCATGGTAGAGATATGTAGAACCAGAAGATGCTCCTGTTCCTATATTAATAGCAGCTGAAGCAGCAGCAAAATCTAAATAACTAGGAAGTGAACTATTAGCAATAATTGTCATTCCACTTAATGAATTGCTTATACCAGCACCATTACCAATAGCAATTACAGAATTTCCTGTATTTAATGTTGCAGCAGCATTACCAATAGCAACAACACTAGCTCCTGAATTACTTGATCCTGCATTTGATCCAAGAGCTGAAAGGACGTCTCCTAAATTATTTTGACCAGAACCTGAGCCTACTGCTGTTACAAAATTTCTTGTGTTATTAATTCCTGATTGATATCCAACAAACACTCCATATATTCCAGCATTAGTTTTTCCTGCTTCAAAACCTACTGCAACTACATTATCACCAGTATTATTTTCACCTGCATAGTAACCAACAGCTATTACATCAGTTCCTGAATTATTACTACAAGAACCAAATCCCAGTGCAAGTGCATTATCTCCTAAATTTGTAGTACCTGCACCTATACCAAAAGCAGCTAAATTTTGTCCTGTATTTCCTACTCCTGCTCCAAAACCAACAGCATTTACATAACTCCCTGTATTATTAAATAAAGCAGTTGTACCAATACCAATTACTTCAATTCCAGTTTGAGAATCTCCTGCTTGAGTACCTTGTAAGTTAATACCATCTATAAGATTTTTATTTGTTCCAGCAGTGACAGCTTGTAATGTAGCAGGTGTAATATCACTTGTCAAAGCAAATGTTCCACTTTGATCAGGAAGTTCAAATGATTGATTAGCAGTTAAATTAGTTGCTGAGATTTCTCCTGTTCCACCAGCTGTTGTAATTCTTATAGATCCTGTTGTTCCATCTATATCAATGTTATTAATAACACCTGTATTGTAAACACTTATTACAGAATTCTCAATAAGCATACCTATACCTGTAGCAATATTTCCAGCTGTTAATACAGTTTGAATATCTGATGCTGCTGTTATATCTGAAAGAAGAGCTATTGTTCCACTAGAGCTTGGGAAGGCAATAGTTGTATTTGCTGTGAAAGTTGCAGGAGCAGTTATTGTAGCTGTAAAACCACTTGCTCCATCATAAAACGATAAGGCTTTAGATTCAAGCTTTGTCACATCACCAGCTGCTACATCAAAAACTGATACAAACAATGGACTAATAGTAGCAACAGTTGTTGGTGTAATAAGATTGTCCTCAATAATAATGTTCTGTGTAGAAGCATTACCAGCTAGTAAAACATCATCTAATGTTGGTGTAGGAGGAATAGCAGACTGCAAAGCTAACTGCTCCCAGTCACCAGCACCACCACCTGTAGTGGTGGCTATATAAACTTCTCCTGTTACATCATCTATATAAAGTTGTCCTTCATATACAGCTCCATTTGTAGGAGCACCTGATCCATGTATAGGAACTAGATTGTCGTTAATACTTTGAAGGATATCATCAAGATTATCCAATGGGGCCACATTAATATTAGTGAGGCCTGGACCATCATATATAACGCATAATGCATTAATGTATGTGGCACATGTTGGGCAAATTGCAGCTGTTCTCATAATATAAAATTACTTATTTTAAAGGGTTTTCAATGATCTTCATTAAGTTTTGGTGCATAATATAGCGTTACCTAATACCTGATCTTGATTGCATTTTTATACCAAGATCTTTTGCCATATCTGGATAGAACATAGGTAACCAACCTAGAGCTTGTGATGCCATAGGAAAGCTTTTCATTACATATTTTAAAACATATGTTTCTTTTTCTAACTTCTCATCTCCTACAGCAATTGCATAATTATTAATCATAAAGTTTTTAAGCATTTTCATAAAGTTATCAATCAGTGACACTGATGGAAACACGCCTTGAGACACTAATTTTGTAATACTTGTAGGATCGTAGAAGTACATCAACTCATCTTTCAGCTTGTCTGCTAATTTTAGTAAATATTTATACTGATTTTTAACAGCTGGATCTTCTTCATCATCAGGCTCGTAAGCTTTTAAAGCAGTGAACAAAGACAGTAAGGTTAATAAGAATATTGCATCATACATTTGATTTCTTACATTAGATCTAACAAGATCCATGAACTCTGTCTCAGTCATCTCAAGATCTTTGTTTGTATCTTTCTTATATTCTTCTTTTTTCTTTTCATAAAGCTGTCTTAAAAAGTCAACACCTTTCTCATTTCCTAACAAAGAGTTTCTAAGATTACCAAGACTCTTCATAAGATCTTCAGACATCACTCTATATACAGTTCTCATTCTACCCCACTCATACGCATCTGATGCAGAGTTGTATTTAACATTTCCAAATCTAACATCTACTAGACGAGGTATCCAGTTCTTAAAGATCATAAACGATTTACCATAGACAGTCATGTTTATTCTACGAAGATCATCATCTGATAGATTACCTAATGCATCTTTACTAATGCTCTGAACAGTTCTTCTAAGCTTAACTACTGATTTAGATTTTCTATCTATTCCTGGAATTACAAACTCACCATCTACAATAGACCCAAGTTTCATAACACCTTTTTCTTCTACAAGCTTCTCAACAGCTTCTTCAAACTCTTGGTCAAGAGCTTTTCTTTGTTCTACTGTTCCTGCATATCTGTCTGAGTATTTAGGATCTTTTCTTAGAAATTCTCTTGCGTTTACAACTTCACCATTTTCAATAATTGAGTTTTTTAAATAGCTAAAGAAGTTTACAGTTTGTACATGAAGGTCTGACTTTCTCATCAAGATCATTAAAAACTCTTGTAAGTTTTCTGCAGAGAACTTAGAAAGAGATAGTGTTTTAGCTATTTCTTTATTGTAGTTTTCTGTCAAAGGCAAAAAGTATTGCAATGCAGCAATTGCTTTTTTAGCATCTTGACCACCCATCTTATTCATTATAAGCCAAGCTTCTGTAGATGTGTAATCAGTTTTTGTAAAGTATTTACCAGCATTGATTATTGACTGAGCTGTACCACCAAACAAGTTGGATGTTGCAGAAAGAACGTTAAATCCTAATGTGGTAAGTTGAAATGTATTATTTAACTGTGTAACCACTTTGTTAATACTTAATTGTCTATCAGTTAAATTTTCTGGAAGTATTTTTACTCCAAGTTTTTTATTCAGTCTTTCGCCAAAGTTTCCAAGCTTTCCTAATACAAGATCAAAACTATCGCTTTGTATATATCTTTGACCATATACAATAGCTTTCATCATGTCTTCTACTAGCTTAGCATTCTCACTATTATCAGAATTTGTATCAACTTGACCATCATCTTTGTATTGAGTTTTTCCAAAGTATGATGTCTTGATAGCTTGTTTATTCTTCTCCACTCTAACAATAGCTCTCATCTGGTCCTCGATATCACTTATATATTTATATTTTATGGCCATCTCATTGTAAAGAGCCATTGTTCTAAATAAGTCTGTGCTTAATTCTCCTTCTATTTCTTTTGTAAAATAGATAGGAACTGTATCAATAGGTTTACCAGTGATAGGATCTGTTTTACCATATCCTACATCTCCTTCATCAATTGATATATTTCTCATCAACTGTTCACCCACTGAAACATTTCCACCAAATATTAATTTTTCAATCAATCCTTTTCTTACATATGGAAGAAACACCCTAGCTTGTTTAGCATTTATATATCCAATCTCATTATAGTATTTATTTCTTTTAACTATATAATCATAGAAATCTTTTGCTGCTTCATTACCTTTAGCTGTTAATACTTTCCATTGTTGAGATTCCCATTTGTTTCTATCAGGAAACTTTTTAAGAAGATCGTATTGATACCATCCTGCAGATGTATCTGTAGACAAATCATAAAGTTTTATAGCATCAGCTTTTTCTCTTTTAATATCTCTATCTATCTCATCAGTAGTACCCACTCTTGTTTTGTTTTCTATTCTGTCAAATTCTTCTTTAAGCTTGTTAGCCATCTCAGCTTTAAATGCTGTAATGTCTACATTATCTTTAAGCCAAGTTATATCCTTATCTTGTATTTTCTTTCTAAGTTCAGAATAAAATTCAGGATTAAATTCATCAATCAATTCGTTAGAGTCTTTCTTCTTGATGATATCAAAATAAGATTTTAAAGAAACTCCTTTTGATCTAGCCCATTTATCATATTCTTCTTTTAACTTCTGAAGTTGTTTAGTCTCATCTAATGTATCCATTGCTGCATATGTAAAAGCTTTATTTGCTTTTTTATATAGCACTTCCATAGCTTTTAATTGTATAGTGGATGTTGATGAGAACATCTTTGTTATACCTTTTATTATCTTTTCTGGAGAAAGTATTCCTTTCACTCCTTCTGAACCAGCAATGATTTTATCTGCAAACTCTTCTGTTTTTTCAGCAAGAGTCATTTCAATATCTTTTGCCTCACTTGCAACATCATTAATTAAATCTTTAAGTTTTTTCTCATCTTCTGTAAGCTCTTGTCCTGTTTGGAATAAGAATCTTAAATAACCACTAAGATTTGAATATACAGAAATAGCATCATTAGCATTTAACAAGTCTGCAGCAAATGAACTTATTTCTTCATCTGTAAAGCTTGATGGATCTTGTCCTTCAAACTTTGTTGTGTAAGTGTTTATTACATTCTGTAATTGTTTATTTAAAACCTGTGCTTGATTGATTAGAGGTATAACATCTTGTCTCATTTGCAATTGTCTAATTGCTTGAAACAATGAGTTTAGCTGATCAGCCTTCTCACGCTTTTGAGATGGTAACGCTTTTTGTTCTGACATCTTTTTATAGATGGCATTTAGTTTTTGTAAGAGTTCATCTACTTTTTTATTTCCAGTCTTTTCATTTTCTAATCCAACAGGAATAAGATATGTGTCTTTAATATTTTTTACATTAACATCACCTATTTGTACACCTATAAGAATAGGTAATCTATTTTGTTTTGCACTACCTGGTACATACTCAGCTCTAATAGGAATCATTCTTGTTTGACCAAACTGTTCCTCTTTAACACCATACCCCACTTTTAAAATGTTCTTATAGTTTTCCATCTGAAGATTCCAAGCAGCTATCTTATACCAAGGAACATCTTTCTTTGAATCTTCATTACTTATATCTATAAATTTCCAGTCAAGAATATTAACTTTTGCATCTGGAGTGATAGCCATGAAATCTATTGTACCAGCAAGAGATTTATTATTATATATAATCATCTCTTTTAAAAATCTTGTTCCTTTTGGAAAAGATTCAAGCCTTGCTCTTAGATTATCTCTAAGTGTGTCATACATATCTCTTTCAAACTTATTCAACTTTGATTCGTAATCATCGTCTTTTAAATAAGTGGTTCTTAGATAACCATCATCATCTACAAACCTTGAGAACGCATACTCCATATCTTTGTGACCAGCTGTACCTTTTTCTTTTCTTTGATCATCTACAGCTTTTTGATAGTCACTCTTTATTAATTCTTTAGATCTAAATCTTCTTTCATACCATTTATCAACTAATTGCGTAACCCTCATAGGAATTTCTTTATCACCTATGTAATAAGTTTCATCTATTTTACTTATAGAGGCTGCCTTAGTTTTGATAGCATCATATAAAGCATCTTGTGCAGACTTCTGTTTCATTATAGCACCTTCCTCAGCTCTGATATCATCAGCAGTGCCTATGTTTTTTCCAGAGAGAATGTCTCTTGTCGCTTGATCAAATCCACTTTTAACAAATAGACTTTTAAACCATTCAACAATAGACTGCCAGAAACCCATTGCTTTGTTCAACTTGCCCTCATCGTCAATCATTGCTTCACCTTTCTCAATCACCATTTCAGAAAGCAGTTTACCTATAGCTTCTTTCTTTATTTTTCTTATATCAGGTTTGCCATCAGGAGTTTGATAGTCTTCATCTAAAGAATATTCAGCTAATGTTTCATTGTATATGTTATAGTTTCCTATTTCATTTAAGAGTTTATTGAATAATGTTGGATTGGTTTGTTCAAGAATCTCAACAGCAAAGTGCATAGCTTCCTCTGTAAGAGCAACATCTTCTTTTCCTTCTGTTATCTGAATTAGTTTTTGTGTAAGTTCTGCAATACCATTATCATCAAGGTATCTTCCATCAGCTGTAACAATTTTCTTTACTGTTTTTATATCTACTCCTATATTCTTAAGAAACTCTTTTACAAGAGATATAACTTTTGGAGAAGCAGCTGTACCAACTGTTCCTGGTTTTTGTTTCATCACTCCTTGTGTAGGAGGATTCTTTGCATGGTATTCATCATGCTTCTTCTGAAGTTCAGAAAACATTTCATCATTAAGAACAGCTTTAAGAATTGTTAAGTTATCTTCTCTATAATGAGGAGTGGGACCAGGTCTTCTTATTGATTTTATTTGTGTTTCAAATAATACACCTTCATTAGTAACACCATATTTATCTCTAGCAAGATCTGAATATTTGTTATTCAATCTTTTAAATAAATTGACATCAGTGATTTCCATTGAACCACTAACAGCACCTTTATCTTGCATTGCATTAATACTATTTAGTCTTACGTCACACTTCATAATCTATTGTAAATTTTAACAAGTGAATGGATCCTCCTCTGATTCAACATCTTGTCTATCAGGAGGAGTTTCTTTTAGTTTTTGATCATATGTATCTTCAAGGGCATAGTTTGGAGATGATTCAGAACTTATGTGTCTCCAACCTTTATAGTTAAATCTAAAGCCTTCTTGAGATTTTGTAAAAGGAACAAATGCTTTGAAATCAATAAAGTCTTTCTCTCTACCCATCTTAAGCTTTGCAATAAATATTTCCTTCCAAAGTTTAAAATAGTTTACATGTTCATCTTGACCAGGCATAAGTCTTACAAAGAAATCAACTACATATCCTGTATCTTCTATCATGTCTCCTTTTTTATGTTTAATTGTTCTTGTTTCTTTTACTTTTACAGGTTTTTGTGTTTTACGATCTTTCACATAGTATGAAACTTCTTTTTCATGAGTACCATCACTTTCATAAAATTCTACATCAATAACTCCAGTTACAGTAAGTGATTCATAAGAATCATGCTCTGCTCCATAGAAACACCTTGTTATTATAAAAGATGGATATTTTTTAATAAAGTCTTTATACCAACTTAGTCTTTCAACAAGAGGTTTGGCCATACCTGCTGCATAATCACGATCTTCTTTAGTGTTACCTTTTTGATATGCTTTTATTTTTTCTACAATTGATAAATTTTCTTCATTTTCAGTACTTAAATCATAAGGTACCACCCAATCTATATCATGAATGTTTTCATTTTCAGTTCTATAAACAGTACCAGCTTTTCTTACAGCAAGACTTCCTGTAAGAATAAGTTTAAGATCTTTTTGACCAAACTCAACTAACTCCTTTGCAAATGGATCTGAAGCTATTGTACTGTCGTAATACTTTTGTATCTGACCTTCTGAAAGATCATATTTGAAGTATTCATAGTTCCTATCAAGGATTTCACTAGCAATACCAAGACCTAGAGTATTAAGTTGTTCTTGTTTACTCTCATGTTTATTTGAGAAGTTAGATAGAATATCTTCAAGCCATTTAATAAATTTTTCCCATAAGTTCATGTTCTCTCTGAAATCTTTTGAAACCCATCTTGTATTAAGATCTTTTTCAAACTTTACAGGATTTAAATAGTATGATTCTATATTTTCCTTTAGAAAGTCATATATCACTCTATCTCTTACAACATTTTTCCATTGCTTTTTATCCTTATAAAACTCTTTCTGTTTCTTTAGTTCATTAGTATGAAACGTAAACCTTTCTTTAAACTTAGGCCATTGATATATCAAATATCTTAAATTGGAACGTATCTTACTATTCTGTTTACCAAGCAGGTTGAATGCAAAATAAGCAGCTTCACCAGATATCTTCTGACCTTTCTCATATGCAATCACCTTCTCAAGAAAATCAGATGCTGTTTTTGCATCAAACCCAAGTATATCTTTTAAGTTATCAAATTCCTCAGTGGTAATATTGAAGTCCTTTAGAAAGCCATCTATAAGTGTTTGATTGATAGACTTATTGAATCTCTCAGGAACATTTCCTTCATACTTATCCCATAGATAGTAGGCCATCTTCTCACCCTGTGCCTCCACAAGAGTTTTCCAAGATTCTAAATTTTTATTTGGACATCCCATCTTAACAAATTTGTTTTAAAATTTCAGCAATTTCCAAAGGACTATATCCCATATTCTCAAGCATTGTTCCATTGATATCAGCAGATTGATACATCAAACCATCTCTAAGTTTTAATTCAGTTGCAGGTTTTTTCTCTAATCTTACCTCATATTCTCTAGGAAGAATTACATTATTAGGTATATAATTTTGAATTCCTTCATATGCATATAAGGTGTTAATAGAATTAAATATATCTTTTATTTCTTCTATAGAATATCCAGCAAGACTAGATCCTAACTTAGTAACATAGAATTTAAGTTCAGGATGAGAATTTGCATATTCCATAAATCTCTTAATTCCATAAGCAATTGAAGTATCATCCATTGAATATAAAGGAACACTTCTTTTCCCTTTTGATAAGTCTTTTGTTATAATAGCATAAGACTTTCCTTGTAATCCTTCAGCTTGTCCTTGTATAGCACCAAACATATCTTTAGCATCTTCAGCAGCACCTTTACCATGTCTACCTTCTGTATTACTTCCAAATACAAATATTCCATTTGCAGGCATGTTTGCTTTTGTAAGTTTTTCAGGAGTGTATTCTCTTTCAGTACTTGTAGAAAGTGCATCAATCCTATCTCTAATCTCTCTAGCTTTAACAAAATCAAGAACATCTAGTGCAGCTTTTTCTTCTGCTCTTAGTGCATCAATATTAGTTTCTGTAGACGTTATTGTATTAGCTAAAGATGTTGGAGAAGAAGTGTCTGTGTTTGCTTTCTCTGTTCTTTCTGTAAATGCTTGTATGATTTCACCATTAGTAAGTTCTTTCTCCACTTTCACTGTACCATTATTCATTGCTGAAGGTCTTCTATCAAGATAGTATTCAGAAGCATACATTCCATCACCCAAAAGATTTATAAGTTTGTATATATAACTTGTATATCCTTTTGAGTTAGTTATTGTCAATGGTGTTCCATCTTCATATGTAACTCTCTCATAACCATAGTAGTCTTGTAAAGCAAGGTCTCCTCTTTTCTTTCTAACAACAAAATCTGCAGCAAATATGTTAACTCCTGATCTCAAATCAACCCAAGATTGAACAGGTTTACCATCCTTATCTTTTTGTTGTATTGTTCTTCTCACTTTCAAATAATCACTTTGAGCTGCGTATGAATTTTCGCTTACAAACATAAGCATTCTTTGGTTTCTTCCAAGATTTAATTTCTTGTTTTGTTGGAATGAATATGAGAAATATTCATAGATGTCCTCCATTGTGTAAGGATCTATATCGACAGGCTCTTCAGATTGGAAAAATCTAGGTTCGTATTCTTCAAACACATCATCATTCTTCCAGTTGTTCCTTTGGAATGCACCTTTGTTGAAGTTTCTCACATCTTCATCCACTGTAAGAGGAGCAATTATATCTTTTATCTGTGCTGAATAGTCTTCTATTGGAATGATATTCTTGATAGATATAGGAGATTGTAATGTTCCCTGCAAGATGGAAAGTGTTACAAGATCATGATAGAATTCATTTAGTTCTAGGTTACCACTATCTCTAAGTTCTCTCATCATTCCTGTATATAGATTCTCATCATAAGCATCTTTTAAGTTTGCTTTGAGTTCTATAGATTTAGCACCATCAATTCTTATTGAAGTGGCAGGAACTAAATCCTTGAGAATCTGTAAGTTAGGATATTTTACTTTTAATACTGCAAGTCTATCTACAAGAACATCCCCTCCCTCAACTAATAAACGACTGATATTACTAGCAATGTTTGATTTAGTCTGAATGATGTAGTCTAAGAAAGAAGCTTTGATTCTAATTGCTATCCTCTCATAATCATCAGCACTCATGTAAAAGTTCTCAGCATGTCTCCTAAGAAGCTCATCTGTAATCTCCCTGAAGTCATCTCTTTCTAATTTCATAATCTCTCCTAAAGCTTCCATAGAATAATCTAATAGAAGTTCCTGGTGACCTATGTGTGAATTGTTAAGGATGTTATCTACAGAGTTAATTATGTTAGCCTCTCTTGCAAGCTGTGTTCTCACTTGTTTTTGGAAAAGAGAATCACCACTTTTAAATCTTGTAGTGTCATAGTTTACAGCCTGACTCATTCTATATGAATAGTCAGCCATCTTTGCCAGTCTTAAGAATTGTGTAAATATTTCCTGTTGATCAGCATTCTGTTTATCTGAAAGTTTTCCTTGGTAGTATTCTTTTATAGCCCCTCTAAAATTATTAACATCAATAACACCTTGTTCACCACCTGCAGGAAACTGCATTCTTGTTGCTATAATATTAGCATCCTTGAATAAACTCTTATCTCCAGAGTTATCAAGCATTGTAAGATATGCATCTATTATAGGTTGGTTCATAAACATTACAATGTCTTCTCTAGATATACCAATCCTTCTAGCAAACATGAATGTTCCTACAACCATTTCATTCTTAATAATCTTCATGATGTATGGATCTCTAGCTACATCCACAAATGTTGTAGCAAAACCAGACAATCCATTTGATATAAATCTTCCAGCACTATCCTTTCTTCCTGAAAGAGATATGTATTTGTTACCATTTATATCAACTGTATTATGATCTAATGCTATAAATCCATCACCAAGAATCTTTTGATCAGCCTTGCTAACATTTTCAAACATCTCAGGATCAATATACACTTTAGTTTTTTGATAAAGTGAATGTCCTGTAATGTTTACAGCAGCTATACCAATCCATCTTTTAGCAGATACAAACGCATGTCTTAATGTAGTCATATAGTTTCTATCAAGAATTCTATTCTTAATATTAGACTCATCATATCCCCTAAGTTCATCTAATTCATCAGCAAGTTCACTCAATCCATCATCATCTACAGGAGAAAGTAATCTCTCAAGGTTTTCTGGAAGTGTAATTATTTTATACATTGTATCATAATACTCATTCTCAAGAGCACGTCTGTACATGTCTTCTACATAATTTTCTCTAAGAGTCTGATTCAATTGTTTTGCTATCAGACTTTCTTTCTTTTCTCCAAGAGCTTTTATTTGTTCCTTAATATAGGATGAAGGGTTCATGTCCTTCTCTGCTGCTTGGTTTACAATTTCAGAAAGTAATTTGTTATGTAATTTGTAGAAATTATAGTCTTCCTCTGATAACTTGTTTTGAATAGAGTCAGTATCTACTACCTCTAATGATTCAATTGTTTCAAATATACTTACAATCTTTTCTCTAAAGCCTTCATATTTCTCAAGCTTCTCAATCTCTCTACCAATTGTTTCATCAAATACATCTCCATAAAATTCTCTTGTAGATGCTTCATCTTGCATAAATCTAGCAAGACGAATTTCTCCATCAGCATCCATATATACAGACTTTAGATACATGTTAAGCTTATCTATATCAAAATCAGATCCAGCTTTTGTAACAATCTCTGAAGGAACAACTACTGTCTTACCCATAGATTGTGGTAAGAATCCTTTTATAACAACTGCTTCAATAGACGATTGCAATTGTGTAGGAATACGAAAAGCTATACCTTTCAATATCTCTTTTCCTTCTTCAGAATCATTCAGATACTTTAATATCTTCTCATCTGTATCATACTGCGTTCCTTCAAACTTATCTTTAAACCAATGGGGTAATAATATTTCACAATAAGGTTTATCTTTGCTATAGAAACTTAATGTATCATCTGTAAAAAATGCTGTTTCTTGTATCTCTGGAGAAAGATTTTTAAATTCTTCGCTTGTTACAATCCTTGATTTTCCATTTTCTTTTACACCAACACGTCTTCCTTCTTTAGCATTCTCCCACATTGTTACAGGAACCTGTACATAACCACCACCATTCATTCTTGGAGAAATAATTGCTTTATTCACCATAGAATAAAGAATATCTTTTATTTGCTTGTATGAAGATGATGCTTCAAAAGGTAAAGGGAATTCTCCATCTTTTAATTGCAAAGTGTCTTTAGCGTTCTCAGGAAGTTCTCTTCTAAGCATCTCTTGTCTAAGAGTGTTAGCAATAGAATCATTGTTTATAAGCTTGAATGAAAATCCAAGGTCTTCTATACCAAGATCTTTTAATAATCTTTCATAACCATTGGTAAAAATGTTTGTAAGAATTGTATTGTACTTTTTATAAAGAATAGCCCCTTGTTTTGAAACAGCTTCTCCATTCTCAAAAAGATCCATTGTTACAATCTTTGTAACCTGTGATCCCATTGTTTGTTGTCCACCAGATCCTTCGTTAGCATTCTCAACTTGTATACCATATGTCTTCCAAGAAATATCTATTGGATCTGTGAACACCTCTTGATTAAAAGTTCCACCTGGATTATAAAGATCGTGTAAAGACTCAGCACCAACTTTTCTACCACTTTGTACAATAAGATAGTCTATCTTTTCGTTAAACATTTTAACAAGAAGTTTCTCAAGAGTCCTTCCTTCTACAGCCTTGTAATACATAGGCATCTGAGAAAATTTATCAAGAACAAGATCTATATTATTCTTATTGTATTTAGACCCTGTAACAATAGGCTTAAGAACATCAAGCTTGTATACTGGTTCTTTTTTCTTAATCAGATCACTATCGTGTTTTTCAAGAGCAGGGTTGTCATATGTATAATCACCCTTTTCAGCCATTTTATTTCTCATGTATGCCATCTGCCACTGATACCATGTTTCAGCATCATTTGACCATTGACCATTTCTTTGTTTGATTTCTCTGTACCCATCAATTGTTAACCAAGACATACCATCTGTCTCTTTAGCCTTACCTAAAACTCTACCTATAATATTTACATCACTAGCAGTGATTGTTCTTAAATAACGCTTTGCTGTATGATAACCTGGATCAGATGGTTTTAATTGTATCCTGCCTGTTTCTTCAGGAAGACCTGTCTTATTATATTCATTATTTAAGAAAGATCTAAATGCAGCATGATCAAAAGTTGTTCTTCTTGGAGAAAGGAAAGATTTGATACGTTTAGTTTCATCCAATAAAGTTTTACCATTCTTAGTTTTCTCTTCAAACTGATAAGGATCACCAAAGATTATTTTATGAAGTTCAATGTTATTGATGATGTAGTTAGCATTAGCAAACAATAATACATTGTTTACAAGCTCATCTGACATTTTGAATTTGTTGATGCTAACATTCTCATCATCAGTAAAGTCATTATCAAGTTCAGCGTATGAGAAATTGTTTTCATCAACCACTTTAATCTTTCCTGTTTTCTCAAGATTTCCTCTTGTTTCTTTAGTTGTTCTTTCTATAAATTCTTTTATAGATGTATTTACTTCCCCTATGTTACTATCTATTTCAGCTGTAATTTCTGTTAGCGATTTCTTATCTAAGATCATGTTATGAATCTTTGTAAGAAGAGAGTCGCTAAGAATTTCTTTGAAGAATCTAAGTTGCTTAACTCTCTTTGCACTAATGTTACGAAGCTTCTCTCTATTCTTATAATCAAGAGCAAGAGCAACTTCATCTATCAAATATCCTCTGAATATACTGTTTATCTTCTTCCATGCAGATTTACCATTCTCACTATCTATATCAACAAACGATATGTTGTTTCCAAGGTTCATCATCCACTCTGTAGAGCTATCTGCAGGAACAAGAATGTAATAGTTACCAGCAAGGTTTTGGTTTATCTCTTGTGTAAAACGTGTACCAATATTTAATCTTTGTGTAGAAACACCCTTGTTTTTATTTACATTAATTGTCCCACCTATATAACCAATCTTTAATTGACGAGCTGTACGTTTACCATCTTTAGTCCAGAAAGGACCTCCTAATTGTAAAAGAATAGAATGTTTTGAAAACACATCATTCATGTCAGGTCTCTTCTTAAGAAGCTCTTGAATTGTCTTTGATTCATTAAATTCATTCTCAAACACTGAAGGTGCATTGTTCTCAGCAAATGAGTTTGTTCTATTACCATCAATATTAAAATGCGTAGTATCTTGATTGGGATTAGTAGACTTAACGTACAGTTCAGACAATGTATTTAGATGACCTTCGATATTCAATGTCTTAGATGTAACAGAGAATATATCATTTGCCTTCTGAAGGAAAGCATGTATGTTACTTACAGCTCTACCAAATCTATTTCTATCTGTAGTGTTCAATCCTAGATAGGCATCTTTATCAAATAATACGCCCATCTTTTTTAGAAATTCAATTTGATCATCTAGTTCCTTAATAGGAATTTCTGAAATGTTTTTTACTTTATATGTTCTACTACCTGATTCGTACGTTATTAACGAATCAGATTTCTTAGAGAGAGCTTTAATATTTTCTACCCACTCTTTCTTTATCATATTTGATGCTCCTGTGAGAGCTGCAGATCCAGAATAAACCTGTGTATCATTTATGTACTGAGCTATTGCATCAGGATTTTGTTTTGTGAAAGTTTGATAGAACTGTGTAAACAATCTCCAATTGGCAGACTTATATTTAGCTTGACTAAAATCTATTTTCCAATCTGTTCCTCCTCCAAGTCTTACAAACAATCTAACAAATTTGCTATCTTCTTTTGCAAGTTCTGTAAGTTTAGCAATAAACTCATCAACATCAGTCGTATTGCTCAATCTATCCATTAGTGTAGCAAAGGTTCTACTAAAGTTTACAAGAGATAATCCTCTTGCTTCAGATGAAAACTTTGCATTAGGCATCTTTAATTCTGTAGAAGTTGATTGATTCATTGGTTCTGTCTCAATCAATGTTGCAAGAAGAATCTTTATTGGAAAGTATGAATACTTTTTCCAGTCTGTTGCAAATGGCTCAGGAGCATAATCTCTATTTGTTTTTTCTGAATCATTCACACTCACTCTATCTTCCTCAGTAAAGTCTATACCAAGGGTACGTAATTGTTCTTTTGTTTTTACAATAAGTGCGTTCCATGTTTCTTCACCCATCTTAGCCTTCTTGCTAACCATATCTTTTTGATTAGCAATCTTAGTGAATAGTTCAACACTAGTTAGTTTAGCAGGCTCATATAAAGCTTGTACATCATTCTCATTGAATATAATTCCTGCAGCTCTTGCTGTAAGATCTTGTACAAACTGATGTGTTTGAGTTTCTGTAAGTATACCAGCTCTACTGTATTCAGGAATTCCATAGTTCTTAGCCCACTGTCTAAACTTATCCATGTCAGTTTCACTTCCTCTAGACTGAACACTCTTTATATATTTTGTATAAAGCATTTTAGCAGCTTCTGGACTATTATCTTCAATAGTTTCTACAACTTGGTTTTCAAGTTCTAAGTTATCTCTGAATGTATTTTCTACATCTTCTTTTGTAATCTGTAGTGTAGCTGTTTTGAATCTTCCTGTATCTATTTGTTGGAACAGTTTTGTTTTAAGATCTGGTTTGAATAAGAAAGATTTAATAAAGTCTATAATCCTTTTGAAGAATTGCATAATCTTTCCACCAAGAGATGTAGCAGGTATTTTACCCAATCTAAAATCAGCAAAGTCATCAGCAATTCTTTCTTTAATCATCTTATCAGTTACACTAGAATCATCATAGTTAAACTTCTTTCCAGATTCTCTATCTGTAAACTTCCCAGCTTTTGTTCTAAACTCATCAATAATTGCTTGTTTCTCAGAGTCTGTAAGGAAATGTTTCCATATAGCTTCAAATACCTCATGGTATTCTGTACCTCTTAATCCACCTTTGAAAAACTTAGCTATACCATTTTCGTATACACCCCAAGCTTTCTCTCCATCATATGTATCAATCATTTGTTCAAGAATCTCATAAGGGATCCCTGGAGCATTTTCAGCAACCCATTTCTTGAATATCTCAATATCTCCTTGTGTAGTTCTCCAAGATCTTTCTTTTCCTTTAGAGAGCTTTCTGAATGCATCATCAGGAGTATCTTCTCCCTCAAATGTTACTGTTGGAGCAGGTCCTGAAGGAGCAGGAGGGGGAGGGGGTGTTGGTGGTTCCTTCTTATCATCATCCTTTTTTTCAGGAGTTGTAGGAAGAACTTTCGTATATGCATCAACTAAGCTTAATACAAACCAGTTCTGACCACCTGTTTCCCATACACTATTCTTATTAGTAGGTTGATGTACAGCCTTTGATAACCATGGTGTACCACCTTGTTTCTTAATCTCATCAATCATCTGAGGATATTGTTGAAGCTTAGCTGTAAGAATCTTCACCATAAGATCATACGTAGATCCTGCAGACTTGGTCTTATTTGAATACTTAGTTTTTTGATCTTGATATGCTGCTTCAGCGTCTGCATATAACTGACCTTCAAATTCTATAGGATAGGCAGCATTTGTTGTATCTGTTACTGATACATCAACAATTCCTCTTCCTATTACAAATCTTTTTAAGATTTTATACTTATCACCATATGTCTTCTTAATATTTACTACATTGGTTACGTTCTTCTTACTACTAGCAATCTCTGTAGGGTTTGTAAGAACAGCTCCAAATCCTTTAGCATTAGAACTTATCTCAATAGGAGCAGAAGCTTTTGGTGCTGTAGATGTTGGTTTTGTTTTTGCAGCATCTAATTTAGCCTGAAGATCCACTGCTATCTTAAGTCCTAAGAAATCTTTTACAAGTCTTACATTATCATTAGCCTCAAGAGCTTTTTCATCTAGTTTACCTAGAGCTTTTAGAGTTGCAATGATTACATCATTCATTGTCTTCTCGCTACCTGCAAGAGCATTGACTGTATCACCATCTTTAACGTCTGTTTCTATAAAACCATCTTTATCTAATGTGGCTGTAAATTCAACTGGACCAGCATTAAATTCTCTATAGATTTGTACTGAACCATCTATTTTAAATCCATCAACTTCAACAGCTCCACTACCATCTGTAGAAACTTTTGTTTCAGGCTTTGGTACTTCTGCTATAGGAAGTTCAAGGTCTTCCATGATAGCATACTTTTGTTCAAAAGGTTGTAATGTATTTGTTGCTTTTTGAACAGATGTAACTAATGGGATGTTCTCTATTCCTCTAGAAGAACCATCAGGATTTTCTTTTGATAAAAGGTATGTTTGATAGTTTTGCCATTCAACTTCTACAAGGTTTCCATTCTCCATTCTGTATTCAACAAATGGTTCACTGAACGTTTCAGTTAGATGACTATTGTTTATATTATTATATGTTGCTTTAAGATGATCTACTATAGCAGTTTTACTTGCTTCAAGATTTGTAAGATCATAAGCTACTCCACCAAGATAGAGATTACCTTCTTTCTCATTGATGTACATGTTGTTAGGATTCTTCTTTCCAGTGATGTCTGATTTCCAGAACAACAATCCTTGTAAGAATCTAGCATACCTTCTATTAGTTCTTATTGCAGGACCTCCAGGAAGCTTTGACTGTCTAACTGTTTCTTTACCAATCCTGTTGAGAAGTTCAAATATTGTTTCAGCCTCATTTGCTGTAAACTTTCTATTGTTCAAAGGAACAAATACATCTTCAAATTGAAGAATAGGTCTTCCTTTAGGAAAGTTTAATTGTTCTCCCTGGTGAGCAAGGTTTCCTGTTGTTGATATCTGTATTAGTCCTTCCTGTGTAGGAATTAGATTCATGTCAACAAGAATATCTGATATAGGATTTCTTTCAAGTTTACCATCTATCTTAATCTCTCTTGCTATACCTCTTGATATCTTGAATGTATAAAGTTGATATGTACCAGGAGTTGCACCAAATAATCTTTCTCTTTTTATTTCCCACGCCTTCTTATAAACTTCAGCGTCTGCTGCCTGACTATTTCTATATCTTGGACTACCATCACTATATTCTAATGATGCTGCAGGCATAGCTTGGAATATAACCTTTTCAATATCTATAGCTTCTCCAAGCTTACCAATTCTATTTCCTTCTTTGTCTACAAAGTAAACATCTGATCCATCTTGTTCAACAAATACCTGAGCTATGAATCCTGTTTTAGGATCAGTGGCACCAGGAATTTTAGTTGGATCTTTCTCTTCTGATTTATAAGAGATGGCTGTAAGTCCTGCTAAACCAAACGCTGCCTCATGTGTAGCAGGAATAAGAATTGCTCTAAGGTTTGCTCTATTAGGAAAGTTTCTTGCATTGTTTAAGAAATATCTAGAGTTCTGAATATGAATAGGAGATCCTTCAGGATTCTCCCATCTCTCAGATTCTGTAATTCCTCCATTGAATAAATGAGAGATATCTCTTTTTTTATCTTCCCATACAACAGTCTCTTCATCAGAAGGATTTGTACCCACTACACCAGAAGATTTTTCTATATCTTCTTGATCTTGTTTCATCTGATCAGCAAACTGTTGTAGTCTTTCTTGCTCAGTGATTATCTTTTCATATCCTTCAAGTTCTCCTAATCCAATGTTTTGGATGTTACCTTTAACATCTTGCACTTTAATTGTACCATCAGCATTAACAGCAAGTATTTTAATCTTTGAGAGCTCAGTGTATCTAAGATCAATATCAGCAGCTGCCTCTTGAGCCTTTTCTCTAGTTGGGTAGAATGTCACCTTACCATCAGGATCTATAACTCTAAATCTATCTGCAGCAAGTTTTCTAACCTTAGATCCTTTCTTAGGTTGAGCTTGGTATTCTCTTTCAAGTTGTATTGCTTCTTTTACACCTCCAACATTTGTAAATTCTGGAAGAGGTCTTTTCTTAACCTCCTCTCTATCAAAGGCTGCTTTTTCTGCTGCTGCTGCAATATCGTTTTCATCTTTGAAAAACTTTTCAAAACCTTTTTCACTAGAAAGAATTTCAAACGCATTAGATGCATCTTTCTTTCTAGCATTAATCATATTGATATCGTGTCCTAATGTTTGAATGTCGTTAACTCTATCTATAGTGACAACATCATCTTTAGAGCCATCTCTACCATTTAATTCATAATTAAGAATTTTTGCAAAATCTTTCTGCGAAATTTGTCCATCATTAGCAGCCATCATTGCTATCTCTGATGCTGTACGTAATTGTTTAGCCTGCTCTTTAACTTTTCTTCTCTCATCAAATGACATAGCATCATTCAATGTACCAAGAAGTGTTTTGGCTTGTTCTTCATAATCTTGACTAAGTTCTCTAAGAGAATCTTCATCCATCAATCTACTAGCAAGATCATTTGTTATAAGGGGATTTATCTTACTAAGAGATTGTTGTACATCAACCAATCTCTGGTTTGTGTTTTTCATAACACTACCTTCATAGATGAGGTTTGTTTTCCAGGTCTCAAATGTGTTGTAGTTTTTATTACTTTCTTTTTTATCTTGATCATCTCCAGGATCATCATAGAAAGTGAAAACATTCTTGTATGTATTATTTACAGAATCAGAGATTTTCTTTATTTCATTTGCTTTACTTATCAATCCATCAACATATTCACCAACAGTAGATTTGTTTGATTCACTGAAGTTCATTCCAAAGGTTTTTTCAAACTCCTCCTTATCAAGATCTTTCAACATTCTTAACTGCTCAATGGTTACATCGTGCATGTTAGATCCAAGTCTAGAATTAACAAATCCAAAGAACATGTCATCTTTTAGATTTTGATATCTAAACACATTACCTGTTCTAGCAGCTTTAGTCATTTCCTGTGCAATGTTTACAGAGTTTAATGTATCTGTATATTTTTGACCAAGAATTCCTGTAAGACCATATCTATTAAGTAGACTCACTGCAGTGTCCAATCTCTTATCTTTTCCTTTACCTTTAGCTCTATCATATGTTTGCATTCCTGCATCCATCAACATTCCTGATATACCACCAATCAACATATTCTCTATACCCTCAGTGGTACCAAACTGATCATTAAGACCCTTAACTGTAGAATCTATAACTTCATTTAGTGTATTCCAGTTATCTATACTTTCTCTTCTTTTTGGATCTTTATACTTTCTTGTATAATAATCATATGTACCACGCTCAGCAGCATACTGTCCACCTTCTTCATATACACCCTCTCTGAATATACTTGCTGTTTTAGGCTTAACACTTTCCCAAACTTTACCCATAAAGCTTGTTGGAAGTTTCTTCTCAAATACATCTAAAGATCCTTCCTTAAGACCTACCTTACCAGCATCTTGAATATCTTTTATAAGTCCTGAACCTACACCTTTTGTAGTAGCTCCATTACTAACAGACTTAAATAGATTATCAAATTGAAAAGCATTACTCACTGTAAGGATAGCCATGTTAATACCAAATCTAGTATTCATAGCATCTGTTGCATATTGTTCAATGTCTGTAAGATCTTTTCCTGAAGGTTCTTCTCCTAAATTTCCTTCTTTGTATTGAGTGGTTAATATTTCTTTAACTTGTCTATATCCATCTCTAGCCTCAATAGCAGCTTCTGTTCTTGCAGAACTGTATATATTCAATCCATATCTAAACCCATTACTTACTTTTTCAGCAGCAGCAAGTTCTCCAAGTCTTTTTATATTCAACATTGCCTTTTCACTCTTTCCTAAAGATGTTGCAATCTGTAATGTTTTTTCAATATCGTTTGTTCCTGTAAAAAGTTTATTTAAATATAGTGAAGCTTTACCAATTTGATTTGCAACTAATGGAATCTCTCCAAGACCCTCTGTAGCAAATCCCACAACAGCATCTTGTACTAAGGCACTGCCAATAGCACCCACTGTAAAACCAATGTTTTTAATAATCTTATCTCCCCAGAAATTAGCACTTCCTGCAAATCCAGGAATAGCTGCTAAGAAAGGATGTTCTTGTTCTTTTTTTGTTACATAGTTTGGGAATCTATCTTCTATGTTCTTTAACCAATTATCTATATCAGATTCATATCCTTCAACACCAGATAGTTCTTTAACTCCTCCTTTGAAAGAAGCGATTGTATTAGGAATAGTTGCAAACCCCTGTAAGAATGTTCCACCAAGTGTAGCAGCCATTTTAACAACACCATTACCAAGCTGTGACAATGCTCCTTGTTGTAACCCATATGTATTTTCAAGATCTTTGTCTCTTTCATACATTGAGTATCTTTGATTTGACAAGAGTTCACTCTTAGGAATCATTTGAAAAGGAGAATCAAATCCTGTACTATTACTAGCTTTAATATTTGATAATTGATCAATTGTCAATCCTCCTTTTGAATCAGTTTCAAGTCCATATCCTCCCATGTCAGTATTAAGTTCCCTTGTAACAGGAGAACCAAGTGGCATATTAGGAAGTACATTTTCTCTATTAGAAATATTATCTATAAGCTCTTTATCAAAAATTGGCATTGGTTATGGGTTTTTCTTTAGTAAATCTGAAACTGTAGTTGCACCTATATTATTAATAACCTGTTGAACAGCTGCTTCTGAAACATATCCTCCTTGAGTTACAATATCTGTTTTCCATTGACCATTGTCATTTACATACATTCTAACAACAAATTTATCATTTGCACCACCATCATTAAAAGGACTTCCTTCAACATCAAGTCTTACTAATGGTGCAAGTATTGTATTAGTTAAATTAGGAATATCATACCCACTCATATAAGCATTCACTGCAGCTGATGAATCTTTTCCACCAAGAAGATTTGTTGTGTAATTTGGAGAACCAAAAACAGTCTGTTTGATATCGTTGATAGGATTATTCTTGCGATAGTTTGGAAAGAAAGAAGCAAACTCATTACTGTTCATTGGAATAATTTGAGTTTTTCCTTTAGCAAACACTGTAAGAGTTGCAGAACCATCGTATTTCTTTTCTATATTATATTTAACATCCTTTTCTCCTTGAAGTTCTCCAACAGTTTCTGGATCAAAGTCGTCTTCATCTCTAAGACCATCAATTGTTCCATATGTAGAATGTTCTTTTATTTTAGTTCCAATCAATTGATTAACATGATCCATATCAATTTTATTGTCAGCACTTAATGTTCCAATTTGTGTTTGTCTCTCAGGCATTCTTTTAGCAAGATAGTCAGATTGAAATTTTTGTTTTTGTTTAAGAATATTACTAACATCAGCATCCCTAGTGTTTATTGTACTTGTACCTATTTCTAAAATAGATTTTTCAGTGGCTGTTAATTCAGGTGCATTAGGTCTACCATATCTTACATCTCCAAGTCTAATTGCTTCATTTATTTGAGCATTCTTAACATAAGCTCTTGCAATTGCTTCTTTTTTTGTTCCTTGATATTTTTTTAAAAAAGTGTCATAGTCAAAAGATGCTCCCACTTGCATCGCTTTTACATCTTTAACAACTTCATATATTTCTCTTGGAGAGAATATAACTTTACCATTTCTATCAGCAATTGCTTTATCCTTAGAAAAAACATTATTTAATTGATCATCAAAAGATTTAGATGCATTTACTGTAGCTGCATAAAGATTTTGTTTTTGCCCAAGCATTATGTCAAAAGCCCTCCTTCTCTCAAGGTATTCTCTTAAGTTTGGATCTTTGATTCCATTAATGCTAGATGGATCTTTTGCATAAGTGCTAGCTAAGTTATTTAAATATTGTAGTTTTTGCTCAGGAGTTTTTAAAGACTTATCTGCTAATAATGGAGCATAGTCAGCATTTAATTTATCAATTGCCCCAGGAGTTTTTGTAGAAGGATCTCCAGCAATACCCATAATTTCTTTATCTAGTTTGCTAATATCTGGTGCATTTATATCTGTTGGAAGACTTCCAGGAGTAACAATAGGTTGAGAGCCTGTTGCAGCTTGTGCTTTTTGCATTTGTTCTGTAAAAAACTTAGTCTTCTCCCACATAAATGTACGATCTGAATTAGCTTGTTGTCTTCTTGCATCATCGTATTTGAACTGCAGTTCTTTTCTTCTATTGTCTGCTTGTTCATATGGGTTGGCTTTATATTCCTGTTGAATGTCTTGATATGATATGTCCTTGGCAAGATTGGTTAAGAATGTTTGTGTATACAATTTATACTTATAGTCTTCAACATCTTTAGAAGCAGTTATATCATCATACTGTTTTTGCAGATCTTTCTCAAGACTACCATTAGTAAGAGTTTTATCAGTGTCATTTATCACTGCTTGTATTTTTGATCTTTCAGCTTGTGTTAGTTTTGTATTAGTTTGTAGTTCTGTATTAAGAGTGACAATCTTATCAGACAACATCTTTATATTTGCATTATAGTTTGTTGTAGCGTCTTTTATAAATGTTTCTTGTGTAGAACCTTTATAATGATACCATCCATCTATTTTTAATTGTCTCTTATCGTTCTCATCAAGGCTGTCATAAAAGTTTGATAGAATTTTATCTGCAGACTTACCTTTTGTTTTGATACTAAGAATTGCATCATCTATTTGAGTGACTCCTCCTGAGTTAGGATCTGTAGACACAGATGTTCTTCCTGTATTTGGATCTCTTTTATAATATAATGTATTTCCTTTATTGTCTCTCTTAAATGGAATTTCTATAGAGTTATCAGCTTCGTGAACTTTTTCAGCCACTTCTCTAAGCTTCTTCTCCATATCAGTGTATTGTACATATTCTCCTGAGTATGAAGACTTTATATTTCCATCATTTGCCCAGCTGTTAAGTTGGTCACTAAACCATGCTTCGTTTTGAATAGAAGACTTTCCTTCTTTTTTAGCAGTTTCTATTGTTTGGAAATTCTTTCTTATTTTAGCTGTAGAGTTTACAGCACCTTGTATAACAGGATCTTTAGAAATTTGTGTTGCCATTCCTGAGACAGAATTGACTAATTGGAAGTTTGAGAAATCTCCTCCTGCCACTTTTGTTAGATTGTTACCAAGCTCATTAAGTTTAGATTGGAGATATTCTTTATGTATATCTTTATAGATATCAAGGCCAGCGATGTTATCTATGTATCCTTGAATTTTTTGAATGCCCTGATCATACTTCTCTTGCTTGTACGTGCCCACCTTAACCATTGCATCTATAGGCAATTGATCAACAAATGGGTTAAATTGGGGGACTGTATCTGTAAATGATGCCATCTTAAATTATGTTATCAAATGTAACTGAATGAATTAAGATTACCAAAAACCATAACAATTTCTGGTAATCTTATATAATTGAATTGATTAGAGATTCTTCATTGCTCTTAAAATATCTCTATTCCTACTAGGAACTTTAGTTCCATTTTTACCACCTGTAGGAAGAGCTAGTGGTGGTAGAGGAATTGCTGTTGTTTGATTTGTAGTGGTGGTTCCTTTCTGATATGCTACAACATTACCTTGATCATCGTACACAGGAAGAACATTTGGTATGTTTGGCTGGAATGCAGGGTTCATATTAACTGCTCTACCACTCTTATCAAATCTGTAGTTGTACATATTCTCATATATACTTAATGTTCTGTTAGCAAGCTTCTGTTTCAAGATCTTATCAGATATAGAATTAAGAGCTGCTTGTCCCACTTCTTTAGTTCTAGACTTAGCTGTTTCTTGTCTAACCATCTGTTGATCAAGGATTCCAAGGTTCTTGAGTTGAGCATCGTTTAATGTTCCTCTGTTTTTATTATAAACCTCAGCTTTCATACCTTGGTTCATTCTAAACTGATCTGCTAACACTTTACTATTGGCTGCATATTTCTGACCTGCTAAGGTTGCAGCAGCTGCAGGATTATATCCTGTTTGTCTTTGGATAGCATTGAAGTCTGCTTGATTAGCATTTAGTTGATCCTGTAGAGATATGTCATAAGGTTGTTCTAATAAAGGATTATACTTTTGAGCTTGTACAGGATCTAACTGATTGGTAGCTAATGCATACATCTCTCCATACATTTGTGTTGGATCAAGAGCTTCTTGATCTGAAGGTCTTAAGTAAGGAATAAGTTGACTATATGCATCCATTAACTTACTTCCTTTATATGGAGTGACAGGATAGTGTGTTGTTTGATCTGTTGTTGTTTTTGTAACTGATGTTCCAGGAACTGGTATAGTTGTTGGTGTGTAAGGTTTTCTAAAATCTTCTGCTATAGCATGATATTGTTCTGTTCTATCTCCAAATATACCATCAACATTTGTATTAAGTATAGTTTTATCATCCTTTTTACCAAGCTGATCTACATTCTTAATACCCATCTTTTTACCTTTAGTGGTAACATCTGAAGAACCTAGAATTATTTCTTTAGCTTGTTCAGGATAAAATCTATGAAATTCCTTTTGAAATATCTCAGTGTATTTCTTACGAAGGTTTTTATTTGTTTCATTTTTAGATTGCTCATATAGACCATCTAAATAATCAGTAGGAGTTGGTCCTACAAAATTACCCTCAGTTGTACCATTCTGAGCTTTCTTAATACTCTTTCCCCATTTAGCAGATTCATCCATAGCTTTCTTGTCAATCCTGAACTTACCCTTTGCTAGAGAATCAGCATCTAAGCCATGCTCTTGCGCAGCTTCATTGATTGCATTCTGCACAGCAGAAGCATTCATTTTCTTTTCAGCAATATTTTTTAGTTTCATATTAGCTCCATCTATGTTTGCTTTAGCAGACAAGAACTTCATTTGATCAAATGATGTAATGTCATCCATTTCATCAACTGTGTTCATGTTTTTCTCTACTGTTTTATTATGTCTTGCTTCCTGTCTAGAGAGATCAGCTACGTAGTTTTTGAACTTCTTACCTTTAGCTTTTGGATCTCCTATCTCAGAAAGGTATTGGTTTGGTATTTTGAGGTTACCATATACCACCATGTTCTTTTCCCCTGTCTGAGGGTCCATCATTTCTTGAGCAGGCTCACCTCTTTCAACTTCAACATCAGCATCAGCTTGCTCTGTACCATATTCAGCATAGTCTGTATAGCTATCATGGTCTCCTCCACCATACTTAACTCCTATTCCTGTATGTCCATTACCATCACCTTCTTCATGAGATTTACCTCTGAACATCACAGTTTCTCCTGTTCCTGGGAGATAAGGATTGTGTGATATAGGTTCTGCATATCCACCCCATGTAGTTTTCAATTCCCCACCCATAGCGTATTGATCTGTAGAGAACATATTATTTTGTGTAATGTTTCCACCAGTTCTCAATGTATCCATCATAGGATCTTTTGTTAAAAGACTCTTAATAGGAACACCATCAAATTGTGAAATCACTTGTGGCTGCCAATCATGACTTACATATCCACCATCTTCCATCACATTTGAATATTGACTTTGTACATTCTGCATACCTTGTTGCATTGCTGTATCAACAACATTCTTCTGAGCTCTTTCTTGGAAGTTTCTAATTTTAGCTTGTTGTTTTCCATCTATTACAGAACCAACCATACCACCTATCATTCCTATTGGACCAGGAATAGCACCCAATGCCTGACTCCATCCTCCAGGAGTACCTTGTCCTCCACCACCTACCATAGCACCAAGTTGATTGCCTATTTGACCAAACTGAGAACCACTCACTAATCCACCACCTTGATATTGTTTAACTCTCTCAGAATCCTCAAGAGATTCATAACCAAGGTCTTTGAATAGATCATAAGGGTTGTACATGTTTTGAATCTCTGTAGGATTACCACCTATACCACCTCTTGTAACCTCAGCACCATCTTCAGCTATATAGTTTGTTCCTACACCATATGTAGGAAACATTTCATTTTCATTTATAACTTGATCTTCTGGTCTTACATACTTCCTTTTGATAGGTTCTCCTCTTGTGAGACCTGCTTGTTTAGTAAGACCACTAAGTTGAAATTGCTTATTAGCTTCTTTCTCTGCTGTTTTAGCTGCTTTAATTTGTTGTATACCACCAAATATTTGTCCTGCAATAGGAATTGCTCCAAGAGGATTAAATTTCTTTTTTGGATTTACAGCTCCTGCAGACCCAGCTACTTGTTGTTCAAATGTTCCTGTTTGATTAGGATCAAGCATTAGAGGATTTTGATAAGGGTTCGTTACAGCCTGTTGACTTCCTCCAAGTGGTTGAAGACTATTATACATATATGGATTATTATTACTTGGCATAGATCCGTTCTGTGGTTGATTAAGACCTATCTGTGCTCTTTTAAGACCATTCTTTCCTTTACCAACACCACCTAATGCAGAAGCACCTATTGCACCCATATCACTTCCTCCTGCACCTTTCCCCATAAACTGACTAGCCATATTTAATATGTTTCCTAATCCTCCACCTCCACCAGATTTTTGTTTAGCAGCATCTTCAGCTTGTTTCTTTGCTGCAGCATCTCTTTCTTCCTGTGTAGAACCTGTAATCATCTTATCTACAGGATTCATGTATTCTGAGAAGTTCATCATTTTAGTTTCATAGGAAGGAGAAGACATATAGCTTCCTATAGGAGCACCATTCTGTGCTTTCTTTTTACCATAGTTACTTCTTACTGTTCCTTCATATCCTTCTAGTCCACCAGGCTGTTGAGACTGAAACTGAAGGATTTGTGGAATGGTTACAGGCTTCGATTGATCCATCAATGGTCTGTAAAACTGATGATATGCTTTATCATATGTCTGTTCTTCAGGCTTATCATATCTAGGAAGGTTTCCCATTCTTTGTCTGATTCTAGCAGAATCTGCACCAGCAGCAAGCATTTGCTGTTGTGTCAATCCTGGAAACTGACCCTGTAAAGTTTTGAGCTGATTTTTAAAAGCTTTGTCCTTGGGATTAGTTTCGTTATATGTTTGAAGTTCTTCCCATGTACTAGGAGCATTATATGCAGCATAGTCTATAAAACCACCACTACCAGAATGAGTATCATCAAGACCAAGTCTACTATCATGTTTCTTTATACCTTCTCCTGTCTGTGTACAACTCTTTCCCTTACAACCATATTGGGCTGTTGGAATCATGTTGTCTACATCATTAGTCCAGTTAGTGAGTTGGTTCAGCTTTTTCATCTGACCACCTTGCTTATACTGTTTAAAATCTTTGGCCTCAGGATGAGCTTTAAAGAAAGCACCCTCTGAAGGATATTTATTATAGAACTCTTGTTCTGTCTTAACACCTGCTATTTTTAAAAACTTTTTTACCATTGGGCAAATTTTATTAAAATTAATTATTTATATTGACTTAACCAACCACCATTCTCTTTTTTGTTAACTTTTCTAGTTTGAGTGACATTGCCATATGAACCTCCATATCCTCGTCCACTCATCTCACTAGCAAACTTTTCACTTTCTTTTTCTGTCTGGAACGCTTGTTCACTCCAATCTTTTATATCAGGATTGTAATAGCTCACTCTGTATTCTCCTCTCTGTGGAACAGGTTGTTGTTCTACAGGAGTGCCTGGTATAGTTTTTAAACCTGGTGTGCTTGCAGACTTAGACTTTATAGTTTCCACCTTTACAGGTTTTCTTTTTAATGTAGGTTCTTCTTCTTTTTTTAGTATATATGGCTGTACTGGTTTTTTATATAGCTCAGCTGAATAAATCCCATGAATATCCCAACCTTTCTTCTCTTGTTCACTTAGAGGAATATTTTCTATACGTTCTACAGGAGTAGGTTCTTTTTTATTTAAACTAGAAAGGTTATTATAACTATTTGTAACATCAGTTCTCCATAGTTCTGCATCATTTGCTGCTTTCTGTGCTAATACAGATTTATTATAATCTTTTCCTTTTCCAAGTGTTTCAGCAAATTTTTTAGTTAAATTAAAACAATTTAATGATATATTGTGTAATGCTAAACTATCAGCATATGCCTGTATCTTTTTAGGATCTGTTGTATATATGGGCATCCTTGTACCATCTTGAGCCATAGGGAATTCTGTAACCTTCTTTCCTTTAAATGTATATTCTTGTTCTGGGTACATCATTTGTTGATCACCTGCATCTGATATTCCTAGTACAGGATAGTCCACACCTTTCATTGTTATTTGATTAGAGTTGATCTTTGTTATCTTTCCAGGATGTGCCCATTGTCCTCTATCATCTTCTATTATTCCACCTTCTTTTTGTTTTTTTACAACAGTTGAATAGTTAGGTATACTATTATTTAAATTATTCAATTTATCTGTAAGTAATTTATTTTTGTATATATTTGTTTTTATATTAGGGTATTCTTTTAATTTTTCTCCTTGTTTAATAAAATTACGAAGTTCTGATTGTATATCATTTATATTGTAAGGCACTTGTCCATTCTGTGCAGAAGCTTTTGTCTTCTTAGCATAAGGACCATTAACAGGAGCAGCGTCTTGTGTACGTGCGTATGTGAATCCTACAGAACCAGGAAGAGAACCTCCCATTGCAAACTGTCCACCCCATGCAGGAGAATAGTTTCTACCTACATTACTATATCCTTCTCCTACCCAGTTCTCTGGAGCAGAAGAACGTCCTTCATTAGCGTTTATTTCTTTACCGTATTTATCTAACCAACCTCCTGATTTAAATGTTGCATTAGGTTTAGATGAACTAAATGTACCAGGCTTTTCATAATAATCTCCCTCATAAGATTTTTTATACCATATATCATCAAATTCTTTTATTAATTCAGGTTCAATTTTTTTATGAGCTTCATATTCTATAGATCCTGGAATATCATATTCTTCATTATAACCTTTTTTATTTGGATCAATTTTATTTTTTACAATACGAGGAAAGTTTTCTACACCTCTCATTACAAAATCTAAAGCTCCTTTATTCATTAATTGTTTTTGATGTGCTAATTCTGATATATATTCATCATACCAGGTATAAGGATCATTTCCTAAAGTTATATTTTGAGAAAGAGGATCGTAATGAGGTCTTACTCTATCTGGGTAATTAGTATACTTTGGATCAAAAAAACCAGGTTTATCTTTTATAGTAACATGAGGAGCTCCATATTTTGCTCCTAGTTTTAATAATGATTCATAAGTTGTAAGACCATTTTCATCTTTTAATCTATCATAAAACTTTTGAGTGTTTTTATCTTTACTACTGTAAATTGTAACTGGTTGAAGTTCTGATTTATTACCATACCAAACATCATCTTTCATTGTACCAACTTGTCCCTTATCAAGCATATTTCTATACTCATTACTATCTGTATCATACTCCTTTCCATCTATAATAACTTTATTACCCTTCTGAGCTTTAGCAGGAGTGATATCATCTTGATATTTATCTAACCAACCACCATCTTTCATATTATTCTTTCCACAGATGTGACACACTGTTGCATCCTTCTTACTAGAATCTGATTTATCCCAGGAATGTCCACATGTACAAGTTACTGTTTTGCTAGAAGTTCCACCATTCTTTTGTTGTTCAAGACCAAAGTTATCTGTAAGATCTGCAACTGTTCCAAATAAATCAACTCCAAGTGTTGACAAGGATGTTTTTAATATACTAAGTTTTTGTCTATTGCTAAGACCTGGCACATTTTTTAATGCTTTAATGCTACCATATCCTGGAAGAGGAATTGCTCCAATTGCATTAATTTTTGCATTAGTAAGATCACCATCTTCTATTGAGAAGTATGTATCTGCTGCTCCCATTAATGAGTTTAATGCAATTGATGAATATCTTGATACTGGCTCAGGAGAAAATTGACCAACTGCTGTTACTTTTTTTGTACCATTCCAAAAAGCATCCCCTCTTTCTTTTGCTCTAGAATCACTCCACCAAGATCTAGTATCACGTTCTGGGATATTATTAAAATCTTCTTTTGATATTTCTTTCAGCCCATCACGATTCATTCTTTTATACTGATCAACATCATTCTCTAATTCAATATTTTGCTTAAGTCTTGTTGATGCTGGAGATGTAGACTCTGATACATTTCTTGAAGGAGTCATCTTCCAATCTGTTGTACTTGATGCTTTCTTTTTAGTCTTAGCGTTCACAGTGATTCCTGGAAGCGTTTTATACTTACGCTTAGCGTTTATAATTACTCCTGGCAGAGTTTGATATTTGGGTTTTTTGTCAGGCATTATTTATAAGAGATTTGTGCTGGAGTCACAATGAACTGACTAGTTAAATGTGCATCTGAGCGATTATCTAATATGTGTCTTACTTTTAATTCTTTTGCTCTTAGAGGTTCCTTCTTAAATGATCTTTTTCCATAGTCCATGTTTGGTTGGTTCACTAATTTATCCAAGGAGAGAGTTGAACAACAGTCTGTTACAAACATAGGTGTTCTTTTGTCTTTCACCAAAGACCAGAATGTATTGTATTGATAGAAGTTATCACTCTTTGTGTAAGTGATTGTTTTACTATCAGTGTTGTAAATAGGATATTTCATGTATTCACTGAGATTACGTAATGGTTTAGGAACAAGTTCTAACACACCAGAAGACTGCTGACCATTATATAGAACAGCTTTGTTAAACCAAACATCATCTGTCTCAATTCTATTATTGTAATTCCATACACCATCAGGCATGTCAAGATATTGATATGCCTTAGTGTAGTCTTTTACATTCTGTAAGATTTCATCATTGAACTGATATGTAAAAGGATATTCTATTATGTAAGGATATATTGTATTATAATAGTAGTTGTATATCCTTGGGTTTGTAAGATGTCTCCAGAGTGATGCAGTGTTTGTATTGGTGAACGTAAGTCCTACAACATCTAATATTGTAAGCTGTGTAATAGGAATTCTTATTTCCACCTCGCAGTTTGTACCACATCCCTTTACAGACTTTATTATTATAACAGATACACCATCATCTATTGTAACTGTAAGCCCTGCAATAAGAGAACTCTTAGGAACAGAAGTTCCTAAGACGTCACCAAAGTTATCTGTTACATCAAAAGGACCAGTTCTTGATCCTGCCTTTGTTAATTTTATGGTTATTACTTTTGACATAGTTTAATTATTTATTAGCATCCTCCAATTGGTGTTGTTACCACTCCTGCTATTTTTTCATACACCACTGTACCTGTTGAATTGTATGTACCATCTACACTTAAATGATTACTAACATTAAAGTTATTTGTTGGATCAAGAACGTTAGTAATATTAAAGTCTAAATTATAGTCATAATAATATGCTCTATTTATAGCTGCACTTGGATTTATATTTTGACTATGCCAGTTGTTAGCTATAGTAATTGGTACAATTGGCCAATATGGTAAGTTGTATACATATAGTCTATATACATTTGCTTTTACATCTTGCCCTATAGTTTGACAATATCCAAATCCACAAATTGGATGAACAACATCTGTTCCTGTAGTGATAGGAGCACTTGTACCAGATCCTGCTGCAGAATTAGCAATTCCAACTAATATTAAATTATCACAATTTCCATTACAATCACTGGTTGGTAATGTTGCATAATATGCAGATGCATCAATAGGAACTGCTACCACTGTTAATGTAAGTGTTCCTAAATCAAATGTAAATGTTGAATCATAGTGTACAATTGTATTACGATTTGTAATTGTTGTATCGCCACAACTATCATTATTAAATTTATAAAAGAAGAATTCATAGAACTTATAATGATTTATGTTTGTTGGATCGCTTGTGTATGTTGCTGATAATGAAGCTTGCGCAGCATTATAATCATTTAATGCTTTATTGTACTCAGCAATATTACTGTAAACAAGAGTGTAAGTGTCATTTGTTCTACTAAAAGTAATTGTTCCTGTAGCTGGTGCACAAGCAGGGTTGTAATTTATTGAACCACCAGCACTACAACCATAAGTACAATCATATTTTCCTGCACTAAGAAGAGCACTAGTTGTTGGAACAGCTTCACTAGGAGATGTATTTCCAGCTATTGAATCAACTGTAACAAGATATTTATAGATGTCTGTATTTTTCTTGTCAAAATAACCTGTAACAGTTTCAGTTGCTGATATTAAACATGTGGTAGGATTAAATGTCATTGTTGAACTACAAGGAACTAATCCTGTTGTAGCTGCCCATGTTGTATCAAATGTTGTTAAGCATTTGAAATATACTGTCCAGTTTGTATTAGTAGTAAGCGTTACATAGTTTGCTATAATATCAATTAAAATATAATCACCTGTAGCATACGTTATTCCTGTAAAGTCTATTACATACTTATAAGTACCAGAACTTACTTTCTTAGTTGTTCCTGTGAAGTTAGTTGAAACATCATACCCAATTGCAAAATCTTGAAGAAGATTTGATGTACTGTTCAAAGGACTTACATATGTAAATTTAATCCTATCAGCTACATTATACCCAGCAAAATACCATGCAAAGTATTGTGTAGATCCATCAGAGTTAAGAGTGAACACTAATGATTTAGAAGCATCTGATGCAACTTGATTACCATTTAAATATGCAAACTTGTGAGAGTATTGTTCAAATCCTACAGTGGTATTTGTTCCATTAGTACAATTAAGATCTAGAACTGTTATTGGTGCAAGACATGTTGCAAGATCACTTGCGTATGCTACCCCTGGAGTTATTACAGAAGTATATTCTATACCATCTAAGAATGCATATCTGATTACAGGAATCCAAGATCCTCCTTTAGAAGGTCTTGCTGCACTTCCTGTAAATGGATGGAACTGTTGAATGGCAGGATCTGTATTACCAGTGTTACCAGATGTAAATTCTATAGGACCTGATGCACTATCTAAATACCAATCTATAACATAATCACCAAGAGTACATAGACTAGAAATCATATTACCTACACCTAATAAACCAACACCATTAATTGTAACATCAGATAATGTAGGAGTACAATCAGCACATTTAGCAAAGTTTTGAACTGTTGTTGTAGTAGTTGTTGTAGGTGGTATGGTAGTAGTTGTAGTTGTTGTAGGACATATAACATCCTCACAAGTAGCAAGTTGATCTGCATCATGAACAAAGAAACTTGGTGCATATGGCTCAACAGGATTCACATTTTCTACAAGAAGTCTTGTTGGTGATGGAAAATCAGGAGCACCATCAAACAAATACCATTTACCAACAGTAAGAGGTTCAACGTTTCTAAATGATCCAATAAATATTAAATCTGTACAATCAGTACATCCTTTTCCTCTACCATCAATATACCATGATCTAGGCCCACTTATAGTGGTGGTTGTTGTGGTAGTAGTTGCTTCAAAAGAAACTGTTAGGCAACTTGGTACTTGTGATGCACCATTTACATAGGATATTGTACTTCCCATTGAAGTTAGTCCATAAGGAGGCGTAAGATCAATTTTATACACATTTCCTGGAGGAAATGTTTCCATTATGTAAATGTCTCCACTATCTTCAAATAACCCAAAAGGATTATTTATAGTTGGAGAAACTTGAATATCAACTTCTACAGAACCAGTGAGATAATCATACTGAGTTATATACTGACTACCATCAATATACGATCCAGTCAATATTAAAACTTTATTATTTGTTGTAAGTAGAATATCTCCAGCAACTGTTCTATTAGCAATCATATCAAACTTATAAGTTGATGTTGCAGGAGTTATTGATATATCTAATGTAACAACACTCTGAGGTGTAGTTAGAGGATTTACAGAAATTAATGTTGTATCATTTATTGCACCTAATCCTACTCCAACTATGTGTGGTAAAGTTATATTTCTATTATACACTGCAGTGAATGGAGTTAGTGTTATGTCCCATTCTAAAAGTTTATTAGTTGAAAGTGTCCATAATTTATTCTGAGTGTGAGCAATGTCAAGATTGTACATTGAACTAGTTGCTGGTACAGGCAATAACGTTGAAGTATCTGTTATGAGATTATAGTAGTAGATTAGTCCATCAGTATCATTATAAAGAACTGCACAAAGAGGTACACTTATAGGACCCACTGTTGTAGTGGTAGTAGTTGTACTTGTAGAACTACTGGTAGTTGTAGTTGTAGGTATTGGTGTACAATCTCCATCCACACTACAAGGAAGCATTCCTCCTTCTATTAAGACTGGGAAGAATGATGTCACTGAAAACTGTTGAGCACAAACTTGTAGTGATTGTCCATTCAATATTGATAGAGTTAAATCTACACCATTACACGTGGTGTAACTAAAGTCTGAATCTTTTCCTGTATCATTTGTTACTGTATAACAGAAGCAACCAACACACTCTTCTGCAAGAAGTGATTGTGTTACACCAATTGTAACTTCTGGTGGTATACAAGAACATATATTTATGAAACTATTTGCACTTACATAAACTACAAACTCTTCATTTGTATAACATGATGTTATTGTAACTGGTTGTGAAAATGCTGTTGAGTTTGTTACTGTGTATGTACTACATGAAGGACAAAGTGTTGTAGTTATAGTTGTCGTACTTGTGCTAGTAGATGTGCTTGTACTGCTAGAACTAGTGGTAGTGGTTGTTGGTTCTGGTTCTAATATAGCTGTTCCTTCGAGATCACAATCTACATAAACTGTTGTTGTTGATGTTGTAGACTCTGGAGGTTTACATCCTATACAAGGAGTAGTTGTACTTGATGTGGTGTATATGACTTCCTCATACGCAATAGCAGCAATGTCACAACCTCCATTAAGTCCTGAATAGAAGAAGTTGTTCTCAGCTACATACCAGTTTGGAATATAGCTATGGAAACTGATCCAACTGTTTGTATTGAAGTTGAATGAAAGACTCCATGATTTATTACAGAAGTATTCATAATCTGTTACAAAAACCTCATCTATAATTGTTGCATTTCCTAAGATTCTCTCTACATAAAACTTATTGTTTATAGCATCAAACATTACATTCTTTCCTGCAACTGGAATGTAGTCAAGTTTTGTTATTATGATTCTATCATACTTAGAATCGTATACACCATGTAATCCAATACCATCAAAATGATTATCTGTATCCACCTCAGGGAAATATCTAAGGATTTCAAAGGCTAAGTGGTCTGTAAAGAATCTATTCAATCCTGAACCAAATGCAGAAAGATCTTTTGCACCTTGTCCTGTTAAAAGAAATATTTGTCCTCTTTTAGCATCAACTGTAACTTGTCCTTGTGGAATCTTTAATAACATCTTGTTCTGACATCCTATGTAGCCAAGGTCTGTATCTGCAAAATCTACAGGAGGAGCTCCTTCAAATAATTTACTGTTTCCTATGTATGCAGCTTTTGGATTACTTGTATCAATTGTTATCAACTGATTGTATAGAAGTGTCTTGTTCTCAAACCTTGCAAGAATCTCTTTATTCTGAACACCATCTAATGATGTAAGCTTACCATAGTTCTGAGGAAAATCAAAATAAGACACTGGACGATAAATCAACCAGTTGTTTGTTTGATTTGTTACAATGTCTATTTGCATATCAGAATATATAGCTCTGAATGGATAATAAGTGTAACAAAGTTTCTTTTCCCAATCTACAGGTAGATGTGAGAAATAGTTTTCTCTATTCTGTTTAGAGAATGTAACATTATAATAGTATGTATTATCCTGAGCAATAGTTACAAAATTCTCTTGGAACCAATCATCAGGAATACTTGTGCTTACATGAGGCCAGAATTCTCCTTCTCTATTATTAAATGCTTGACGAAGATCTACGTTCACTACACTCTCACAATAGAATGATGGAACACCATAAGCAAATAGATAAAACTTACCATCATAATAAGTTCTTCCAGGATTGTTTGCTTTAGGAGTTTGGCTATTAGGACAATCAAAATTATGAGCTTTTATAGAGATCATATTTGTCATGTCTACATCACTAGTACCAACTACATTTCCAGCAAAGTAATTTCCTAGTACAGATCTTGCAGAGTGCCAGTATGTAGGATAGGCAACATTACCAATCTCATCGTAGAATATATCTGAATCATCAGGAGCATTCACTCTGTTATCTATAAAGAATGGAAGCTTTGTTTTGAATGCAAACTTATTAATAAATGTATCTCCACCAAACACTGTTACAGTTCCTTGAGCATATGGATTTAATGCTTTTTGAAGATCAATATTTCTTTGAAATCCTGTGTCGATAGTATCATATGAATACATCTGTCCCCACTGATTAACAAAATCATTCTTCATAGATGCATAGTATGCAACCACTTTTGTATCTAGTTCCTTCTGAGGCTTATTACAATCACCACCTCTTGTGGCATCAGAAAGAATAAATCTTGTATCATCCTCTATAAGACTAACTCCTCCAGGAGAAAGACTTGGTGTATTACTTGGAAAAGGTAGAGCTGATCTTGTTAAAGCTACAGGCTGTACACCATTACCTAATGCTGTAATTGTATAGGTTGAAGGACCAGAAATACGAACAGGGTAGGTTGTTGAGTTATAATTTATACAAGTGCTTGCACCAGGAATAGTAACTATTGTCACTCCTGTAGCTGGATCTGTTATTTGAACTCTTAAATTATTAAGAGGGAATATTGAATTGTTACAAATCTCATAAACTATATATGGAACATCATATGTATCTGTGTTACTATTAGTTTTAATGTATACAGAGGATTCTCTATACCAGTTATTTATACTATGATCATCTCCAACATTTTGTACAACAGGAATAAGATATTGTGTAAGATCTATCTCTCTTTGTTTTACACCAAGACCATTTGCTATAATTGAAGAATAATCATACCCAGCAATAGAGTTGAATGAATATGCATAGTTTCTTCTTGTGATACCATTTACATATATTGTTAGATATGCTTGGTAGGCAACAAACATAGCTGCAGGATCAAATGTTCCTGTAATATTTGCAAGATTAAGTGATGAATCAAGAGCATCTCCTTGAGCCTCAGCTGTAAGAAGTTTATAGTTTGCATTACCTTTTACTTGTACAAAATGAGCATGACCAGCTCCATACATTACATTCTCAAGTCTTAGAATATTTCCAAGGAATGGTTGTCCAAATGATGTTTCAGGAGAATTAAATACAAGTCTATATGCAGCCTCAGGAAATTTAAACCCATCTAAAGGGTTTGGTGTACAATTACCTTTATTAAAGGATGCTACTTCTTTTATTATAAAACTAGTATAGCCTACACCATTCCATACAGGAGGAACAATAGAATCTACATACCAAGTATACCCACAATCTCTAGCATCATATCTTCCACAATAATGAGAATACCAAAACTCTGTAGGCCATCCAGGATTCCATGTAGCATTTGGATTTAAACAAGATGCACAAGCAGTGTTACCTGGATTATCAATACAATATAACTCCCAAGAAGAGTATCCTAATGGTGGTGCCCCATAAGGATAATTATCAGGATCTGCTTGATTCGTTCCTATTGGTCTAAAATAAGGCCAGTTGTTAACTCCAGGAATATGAGGCCATGTAATATTAAACTCTCCTCCCCGTGCATAGATACTATATCTTTTATATGTATTGCATGTTATAAAAGCTTGTCCTGATATAATTTTTGGTTTTGGAAAATCAAAAGAACACACTTCTTTTACCTCACCAGCTTTAACTTCTATTGTATCTGTTAATGTTGTTGCACAACTTTGATATTCAATTACAGAGTCTGTCTTAGCTGTGATTGTAAAACTTCTACACGTAATGCTTGCATTTAGTCCTGAGATGAATGCAGTGGTGTACGCATTACTTGCATCATTGATAAATGGATCTGGTCTAAGATCATTGTATGGATAGTTTGGATAGTAATAGTCTGTTCCTTCTCTACTATACTTTCCTACATTCCTCAATATACCTTTTGCAATTACAGACTTGTTTGTGCCACGATCACCTCTCACTATTTTAAATGCTACAACTTCTGCCTTTTGATCAGCTGTTAGATTTGATTGCTGTATTAATGTAAGCACTTGAGCAACGTCAAGTTTTACACCAAGTGGATAGATGGCATCTTTTTGTGTTACAGGAGCATACTTTCCATTACCATCAATTGCTATTGTAGGACTTTCAAATATAGGACTTACGAGAACATCAGGAAACTTGTGATGTCTGATTGGTTGGTTTGAAAGATCACCCCAAACTTCCTCATTGCAAGGATAGGTTTCTGTTGATTCCCAATATGCAAACTCACCATATTCCCAGTCTCCTTTGTAAGAAGATAGTCCTGTTTTACCTGGAGCATCTGCAACTTTGTATGCTGTGTTATATATTTTCCAATAAGGACTATAGCCTAAGTTACCAACTGTTGTTTCAGGTTCTCCTATAAAGTCTTGATTTGTCTCATCAACAAGAACAACATCTTGAGGATTTACTGCTCTACTAGGAATATGAAAGCCATCTGTTTGTTTACCATTCCTTAGGAGAAAGACTATTTCAAATGCATAAACCTCATCACGCATGTACCCACGAAGATTAGTTGCGTTTAATTCATCAGCGTATGTTTCTGTATTTGGAATTCTATAACTCTGCCATTGAAGAGTTATTCTATTTGCTATTTGTTGATAATTTATTCTTTCAGCAGATGTAAGATTATCCCATACAAGAATATCCTGTACAGCTGTAATATCTTGAGCTACATCATAGTAAGGAAACTTTTCAAATATATCATCTATTGTAAGCCTTATCTGTGTTACATTCTGACCTGTGTAGATGATTTCTTTTGTAACTCTGTCTATAAAATATGTTCCAACTAGTTCTACAGAACTTATATTATTCACTGTTTTAATTACAGCAACATTAAAAAATTGAAAATATCCTGTTATGTCTATGTTATTGATGTTCACCACAATAGACTTACCCACTTGATAATTAAAATCAAGTGTTACTTTATTAGGATCAAATATTGGTGTAGGGTTTGTTACAGAATAATATGATGTATATCCTGTTCCTAAGGAATCACAATATTGTATTGCAAACTGATAGGTTCCTGCTGTTAGGTCTCCACCATTTCTAACATCTACAATACTAAGTTCAGGGATTTCAAAGTTGGGTTGTATTTTAAATTTATTACAATCAATTATAGGTAGTCGCTGATTATCACAAACATCTGTACCAGGAGTAACTGTATATATTTTTGTTATGTCCTCAAGATCAACATATCTTCTAGGATTTAATCCATCTGTCCAATATATCTCTGTAGTACAGTTTGATATTTTATGAACAACTTTATGTATTGGATTTTTTATATTAAAGTTTAAACACTTAGCATTTACAAATGTGCGATAGACACAATCAGTATTATCCATATAACCAATCTCAGATTCTTCTGAATCAGGATTTGCTAAGAAGAATACATGCTTACTCTTTTCATTTATAAAATGCTCTCCTATAAGATGATACCCTGTAGGAAAGTTTAGACAAAACTCATTACCTGGCTCATTCTGATAGTTGACAGAATTAGCATCAAAGTTCTCAACAGCAGCGTTCAGTGCATAAGATAACGTGCCCTTTGGAATCTGATTAACAGATTGATCCATATTAAGGCCAAGTCTACCTACGTTATACTCTGGGTTTATGTTATTTCCCTGATTAGTTGTTTCTTCTCCAGCCATATCTGTTTGTTCTATTTGGTAATTCGTACATGTTAAATCTGTTTAGATCATTCTTGATCCTTCTCTGTTTAGCATATGCGTCTTGTTTCTTAATTTCAATATCTGCCATGATGAATGCTTCTTCAGACAATTGCTTGTGATATACAAGCTTTTGTTGTAGCTGTTGAAAGGTTTCATCATTTGTTTGGTTTGTTAGTGTTTCAAACATTTTAAACTTAATGAAAGCTTCAATATATTCTCTGATACGATAGTTATCTGGAATCATTTGATTCCCACCATTATCATACTCTGTAGCATAGAAAACTAAATGAACTATACCATTTCTAAAATTTGTAACAAACTTATTATCTCTAATATCAAATGAGTCAAGAGATGCTGATCCTGGTGTAAACTCATTAACAGGAACACCTTGTTGTGCAAAGCTCCAATTATTTGTATAATCTACATTACAATGTTGTCTAACAGAAATATTTCCTGGTTTCAGGAGATATTGTTTTTTGTAAGACCTTGGGATCTGTTGATTTGTTTTATACACAGCCTGAATAAGTTCTGGCATACATGTACAATTATTAGGAGGACAATTACTATTACAAGCCACTTGGTTTGATATTACAGGACTCACTTGTATAGTTGTCTGTGTAAGAGCTTGGGAATAGAATGAACTTGCACCTTGATATGGATTGCCTGGAATTTCAGAACACATCCATGCTTCTCTTACAGCATAAAAGTTATCTGGAAGCCTACATTGAAAGTCTTCTATAAACAGAGCAGTTTCAGCTATGACATACGTTGTTCTTCCTAACTTCCTGAGACACTTGTCAAGATAGGTTGGGAACAAAAGATCATCAATTGCTCCTGTATCAAAATAGCTTTTTAATTCCTCTTTTACTGTGGAATAAACTATCTCAGGCGTTGTGAAATTATATTTATAGTAGTAGCTCATATTATTTTATTTTTTCCACTCGTTATACATATGTTGATATTTCTCATTAGTCTTTATATAATGAGACAAGAGTCTTGATGTAACCCTCGATGCTTTGAAATACCAAAGGTCAACATTCTTTATTCTGGCTGAATTTTTAAACCACATCCATCCAAAGAAAAACCCTTCTGTGTGAAAATTGAAATTGTAAATACGTTTTCCTTTCTCTTTAGTCTTTTGCCAATCAATAGGAAGATTTACAAACTCATCACTCAACCCTTTCCTCTTTTTTCTCTTCTTTTTATTAATTGAAAACTCTCCAAACCCAAAAGGAAGTCTTGCTTTTTCTCCTGTCTCTAATATGTAGTTTTTAAAAGAATCATTGAATGAGTAGACAATATTTCTCCACTCATCAAATGTAAGTTTTATTGATGGGTGTAATTTACAAAAACTATTGTAATTATCTCTACTAGCACTTCTCCAATCTACTTTTACTCTCATTATTTTCCTGCTGGTGCGTTTGGTGCTTGTCCATCTAACTGATTATCTGTGAAATCTGTTTTCAATGCAAAATATGTAGTTAAAAGTTTCTGCGATGTTAATTGTAAAACTTGACTCTCTAGGTATCCTGGAAGACCATAAGGTTTGTCCAAAGGGTTTTTACACCACTCTTCATCTGTAGGTCTTGCATCTCCACAATCACATTCAGGATACATAATCTCATTAGGAACATCCTGTTCAAAGAATGCAGCTATTCTTATAGCTTGAAGAAGAGGATTGCTTACATACAAGTAGTCATTCACAATCCAGTAGTATTCTTCATTCTTTATAATAGGAAGCTTCAATAGATTTATATACCTATTGATAGTAATTTCTTTAAGCTTCTTTCCAGAACCACTCATTGCGTTAATTGAATACACACCCTGTATAAGATATTGGTAATTACCTTCTCCTATTCTTGGGAGCTTGAATCTAGTTCTTGCCACTGTACAGGGGTCTACATAATTACAACACTCTGAAATAGAAACTTCCATCATCTCTAAACAAGGAATGGTAGTGAAGAGAGTTGATGTAGCCCAAAGCTTTCTAAGATTTGTTTCTCTCTTTATAAGAAGCTGAGCATTATTTTTGATTTCAGAAGCTATAACACGATCTGTTATTAAGCTATCTGTAGATAGAAGCTTATGCATTGATCGTACATCTGAAACTAGTTTTCTTAATGTTGACATTATAAATACTGTTTAAATATGTTTGTCATGCCTTGTCCTTTTTCTATTAGGAAAGCTGTAATCTCTCCTTTAGAGCAAGTGTAGCCATGTTTATCATCCCATTTACTTTTTGCCTTTGAAAAGGCAGGAATCTGGTAGAACTTAATACCATTAAAGTCTTGTGAAACCTCATGGTGTTTATCTCCTGTAAAAATATAAAAGTGATCATAATATGACCACTCATCTCTAAATTCCATTGGAAATATACTTGCAAGCTTTGAAGGCTTTATAGCATCTCCATGATTAAACATCATTGCTGTAGTTCCATAGGATATATACTTCCTATAGCTTGGTTCTGTATTAAACACCACTCTTTCATCTTGCACATCATGTCTAAAGTATGCATCTAACCACTTTATCAAATGCCACCCTACATACTCATCATGGTTCCCAGGAACATATATAACCTCTACATACTTGGCATTTCTTAAAAGAAGTGTAATCATATCTATCTCATGATTACATATTTCTTCAAAAGACTTCTGATAATCGTCTGTGTTCTGTTGAGGAGTTCCTTTAGTGGTCATGCCTGTCCACTCACTATTAAACTCATCAGATCCTATTATGTAAGTGACTGTTGTAAGATCATTGGATAGTTTTGCCTGAGCAAGTATAGTGCTAACTCTTGTTTCAATATCAGCACCTCTCCATTCAATCTTATTGTCACCATTAATGTCATGTTTGTTTAAATGAGAATCTTGTTTATTTATTATTAGACAAGCTTCTGATTTATCTGTTTCCTTAGGAGCAGATGTTTTCTTTGCTACTGGTTTATAGGTAGTTAGAAACTCAACAAAATAATCCTGAAAGAGCTGTTCATCACCTTTCTTACTTAACCAAGCTTTTACCTGCCAACAGGGATTGTTTGTATTCCCCCAATAGTTCTGTATGTATTTAGTTATATTCCACTTATCTGTATCAATCTTTGACTTCTTTATAAGATCATCAAGACTTTTTATTTCCTCATCTGTATTAAAAACTAGCTCACCTGTACCACTTACAATATCCTCCTCATACTTAACTGATTTATTAGCAGCACTATGTAACTTCTTTGGTGCTCTGTTGATTGTTTGTCGTCTACCCATCTCCTTATAAAGTTCTGAGATCTTTTCTTCACTTACCCCTAAAGCTTCTGCATAATATGCTTTACTTTTTTTCTTATACAACATTTCCTTCAATCGTTCAATCATCTGTTGATTGTTATTCATATAGAGGTAAGTTTGATTAAAACTTTTTAAAGATAATTATTTTTTTTGTAATTGTCCAAATTAAATTAACAGAGATAATTATTGTATATAATTAGATTAGTTAAAAAGAAACTCCCAGCATAGAGATGCTAGGAGAACATTCCTACAAAACCAACAAAGCAGGAGTTTTTATATAAATTATTAACAAGTTTCTATAATTTGAACTGTGTAACTATCATATCCTAATACAACAGATGCAGCAAACTGTGGAATTACTGTACTTGGAGGATATGTATTTGTAAATACAATAGTTGCACCTTCTAATATTGTTATTGTTGTAGTTCCACCACTTCCTGTAGTTCCAAAAACTTGCAATAAATAACCAGGGTATACAGTTATTGGAAGAGATCCTGAACCAACATAAGGTGTAGCTTGAGTAAATAAATTAGTATCAACAATATCTATTTCAAACACTCCACCTGAAGAACATGTATCCACTTCATAAAATACATCAGTTCTATTTATATTTGTTTCACAAACACCACCCACCTTACTAACATCAACAGATGAATAGAATCTAAAACCTGTAGTGTAATTATCCCAATAAGATGTTAGCATTTCAGGGTATGGTTGCGTAGTAACTAAAGATGCTAATAAAATTCCTGAAGGTCCTAATATAGGATCAAAAGTATCCCATGATTCCCATCTAGTATTAAGTACACTATATATAACATACACTGTTCTTGAACTTGGTCCTAAAGGACAATTAAAGTTACATAGTAATTCATAGTAGGGATGATTGTTATATAGTCCTGTTGCAACACCCCCAACACCAGTTATAGTACATAACAAATTTTGACTTCTACCAACAACAGTAAAACACATATCTATTAAAAGATATGGATTTTGTGTAGTTGTAGTTGTTGTTGTTGGACAATCTCCATCAACTGAACAAACAAGTGTACCTCCTGTAATTGTAGAAACTTCACCACCTATACATAAAGAATTAACACTTCCTTCCTCAGCACAGAAAGTTATACTTGTAACTTTATCATTAATAATCTCACTACTAGCAGTTCCATCAGGATTAGTCCAACTAATTGTACATTGTCCTCCTCCTCCTGTCACGTTTGCAGTGTAACAGTAATTAGCAAGGTCTATAGGAATATCAATATAGTTTGTACATATTCCTGCTGACATCACTCTAATTGTTGTTGTAAATGGAGGAACAAGAATTGTTGTATATCCTGCCTCAAGAGCAGCTTTAGTTACCCCCACCTCAAATGCAGAAGAATATCCATCTGCATCAGAGAATAAAAGAAAAGGACCTGTATCAGCACCAGCAATAGTTAATGTTATTGTTACTGTCATTTATGTTTGGTTTAAAACTGTGTCCACGCACTGCCATTCCAGTATTCCATTTGACTTAAGTCAAGATTAAATCCTAATTCTCCTATTGCAGGTGTTCCTGGTCTTCCCACCTTACGTACTGTAGATCCATTTGTCCAGGTTGTAGGAAAACCACCAATAGAGATAAATGTAAATCCTGTTTTATTTGTTGATCCCCATAATACTTCATCTACAATATTTGAAAAGTCATCTCCTGCTACAATCTGCATAATTATATACTTTGCACCAGTATCAAATGTACGTACCACTGTATCAGTCCATCCTGTTGTGCTCCAATGAGCAGGAACAATTCCTCTTTCTCCTGCTCTTGCATCATGTCCATCTTTTGACTTTACAAGACCATTGGTCATTACATGAAATACATTAAGACGCTCTGCAGGATTATTGCCTGATTGTTTACCATGAGCAACACTAAATGCTGGTAAACCAGGATCTGAGAATTTAGTAATATAATCTACAGCAGTGCTATCATTAAATATACCAACTTGGAATGTTCCTAAAGCCCCTATAGGCGTTTCATTATCATATCCAATAGAATGACAATAGGATCCTCGAACTATTTGAGCATATCCAAGAGCACCACATTGACTAGTGTAAATTGAATTACTTTCACCTATTGCATAACTGCTTGATCCTGTATATATAGTATTGGCTACACCTGCAGCAAATCCATTTTGTCCAGTTCCTAATAAACTATTAGCTCTACCAATAGCTGTTCCAAATTTTTGTAGAGGAATAGAATTATTACCAATTTGTGTATATTCAGAATATACATCAAGAGTCTTTACTCCTAATGTTATTTTTGAAAGTTTTTGAGGAGAGGTTGAATCGTTTAATGTTAGATTATATGTAGCAAGATCTATTGATGTATTTTGAAGTAATGGCCCACCCAGTCGAATGTTGTTCACTGTCTTTGTAAGACCATTGTCTGCTGTAACAGTTGGAGGAGCTGGTGGAACAATCAATGTAGCAAGAGCTGATGTAGAGATTCTTCTTACAACTCCTGCTGTTGTTTCTGTAACAATAAAATCAGGATTTGCATCTGCCTGAAGGCCTGCTAAAGATAATGTGTTTGTGACATCTGTTGTTACAGTGGTTGGTTTAATTAATGGACCACTTAATTGTAAAGTTCCTGCTGTATTAGTAAGACCATTATTGACAATGATTGTAGAAATAATACTTGCTATTGTTGTTCTTTTAGTTACACCACCACTTGTTTGAGAAAGTACGTATGTAGGAGTTAAGTCATCATCTAGTCCTAGTAAGGAGAATGTGTTTGCGTGACTTGTTGTAATAACAGTTTGTTGAATTAGTGGGCCTCCAAGTTGTATGTTATTTGCAGTTTTGGTCAGTCCATTGTCTGCTGTTACAGAAAGAGCTGGAGGATTACAAATCACAGCATCTATTTTCTGAAGAGCTAATGACATGTTATCACATGGGTTTATTCCTGAACAAGGAAGATTTGGTCCTGTGTACAACACAGAATCAGATGATAACTTAAGAGTTATACAAGGATCGATATTACAACCTCCTGTTAATCCTCCTGTAGTATGTATTGTGCTAGTGTAGCAAGGGGTACCTGGTAAACAAGACATTTATATTAAGTTTAAATTATGGACGATACATTATATAATATGCAGCAATTGCTGGTTGATTGTTAGCATGTGCTTGATTTCCACCAGCAACAACGTTTGTAAGAGTTATTGTAAGAGCTGATTTACTAGGACTAGTTAAACCAATTGTAGGAGTTACATTGTTTCCAACCATATTATAACTAAAATCTGCAGCACCTGTTAACTGATATGCTGGAGAGGTTGTAGAAGTAATAATAGCTGCACCACTTACAAGACTATTTGCAGTAAAAGTAAAATGTGTATGATCAGGATTAGTAAATACTAATGTATTATCATGAACATGACTTGGTATTTGATTAGCATTTAATGTAACACTATTACTTCCTACAATTGGGCCTGCAAACGCATAGTTTGGATTGAAAGGAGAAGATGCAGGATTTGTTGCTGATGGAAGAGGTCCACCAGGAACACTTGATATAGCACCTACAGCAACAACACCTCTTCTATCAGGAGTGCCATTTAATCCATTACATAAATAGATTTTATCCCAATCTCCTATTCCCTTACCTGTAGCATCAAATTGAGTTAATGAACCATAATATTCATAAGCAACATATGGAACCATCTTTTGACTTACTAATGTACTTGAAGGAAGACCTGCTAAATAATCAGCAACTAATGTATTAAAATCAGCAAGCAATACATAGTTTGTTTCTACATCTACAATAAATGCACATAATGCATCTAGTGTAGCCTGGAGAACAGCATGTGTGCCACTACCTGCAGTTACACCTGTGAGACAGTTTACATCATAATCACCTTCAATTACATCTAATTGATTATTGATTACTACTATGTCTGCAACTATAAGATCTACTTGTTCCTGGAGATCACATGTGGCTTTTATAAGGGCTGTTAAGAAATCTACCACTGTAAGATCTCCACACGTAGGAAGATAGTCTTTAACAAGGTTACATATAATAGTGGAACTGATGTCAGGTTTAATTCCTGATCCATCTAATGTTGAGGTGAGGAATGTTATAAGAGCTTGCTCTACGAATGATAGAGAATCTCCATTCTTAATTCCTAGAACAGGAATATCTATTCCTGTATATCTAACGCATTGGTCTGAGACAATCTCAGCGCAACCATTGAAGCAATTTGAACAACTCATTTATTTAAATTTTAAAAGTTTAACTCTACTAGCTATCATCTGCACTGTAAAAGGTGATGCATAATTCTCATTACAAAGCTTGTACGTAAGTATTCTTTTGTAGTTAAGAAGATCTAGCATTACAACACCCTTAGCAGGAAGATTCAATGAAAATACAATATTGTTATAATAATTGTTTGCCATCTCAGTAAGCTTACAATCTATATCAGATAGAAGGGCTGAGATGGTAGTACACTCAATACAATTGGTTAATCTGGGTGATAACATTTTTTAAACTGTTTATTCCCTTTTGCAACTGTCCATGACAATATGCACAGAGACCATTAATTAATTGACATCCACATCCTACGTTAGCTCCACATTTTGAACACTTAGCCATATTAGTAAAAGTTGGTTATATAATTATTTCCTGAGCAGCCACAGCCACCCCTTGTAAAGTTAGTTAACATTTTACTTGCCTGAGCATATAACTTGTTTGCTGTATCAACAGCACAGTTGTTTGCAGCAGCAACAGCTCCTTGTATGAAGAAATATATACTGTTTAGTTCAACTTTTGATTGTGTCTTGATAGCAAGATCACACTCCATCATATCAAGTTGCATAAATGCTGCATCAAATCTTTCTTGTAACTGCTCCACTCTTATTATAGATTTCTCTACATAGTTTTCAAACGATGGAGCAATTGAATATTTTAAATAATAAACACCATCAGGTATGGGATTATTAACTCCAGGATCACTTAATCCTAAAGAAGCAGAATTGAATATATTGAAATCGTTTGGAACGAATGGAAGATTCACTTTTGAAAAACCTGGAACGCTTATCTCAATTGAGGGAGATGCTGGAACACCAACATATATAGAGGCATCAGCAATACCCAGCGTTAATGTGTTGTATGTAGGAACTACTAAAAAATCAAGCTTTGTTGCCATGTTGTTTAAAATAATTATGCCAGAGGATTGAGTTTGATCCTCTCACCTCTGGCATAGGTTATATGATATTATTACTAACTCTTCAGATTAGGTAAAGCTTACAGTTCCTAATGCATCTTCAAGAATTGCTTGAAGAGTTGCAGAAGCAGCTGCTGGAACAGCAACAATTACCATTGAATCTTCATAGATATAATCACCCCATTGGTATGCTGATTTCTCATACTCATTGAACTTGATGTAGAATACATCATACACAGTACCAGCAGTTACCCAAGACTCAAAGTTCTCATTGTAACCAGCCATTCTGTAAAGATGCTTCAAGTAACCAGCTTGGTAGCTGTAGAAGTTCTTTTCTAATTGGATGATTTCTTCTGAAGTACCTGAAGGATAACCAGAAGTTTGTGTTACAGTTGCAACTGCTACAATGTTACAATTATCAGCAACAATAAAGTCAGCTGTAGTTGCAGGACCACTGTAAACAAATGTTCTGAAATACATTCTGTCATACTCAAAAGGGAATGCAGCAACATCACAAGGTTGACCATACTTAGTTAAAGGCTTACCTTCAATCTCAAGAATAGTTCCACCAACGTTTGTGAATGTAAAGAATTGGCTCAATCTGATGTTGTCAGGGTTTGTACCAGTTGTTGGATCACCATCGATAAAGCTAGGAGCAGCAGCTTCTAATTTAGCAATGAACGCATCAATCAATGCATCTGTGTCAACAGTAGTACAAGGATCTCCACCACAATCGCAGCAAGGAGCTTGAACAGTTACTGAACGAGTTAAGCCATTGAAATACAAAGTATCCAAGTAGCTAGAATGAGCACGTAAAGTCAATGTAACAATGTCACCACATTTTACGTTCCAATCTGTAACTTGAGTAATTTGATTTACAGCTGTTGCATTACCTGCAGTTGCATACCACTCAGTAACATTCACGTTCTTACTACCAGTGCTATCAACACCAGAGATCTTGTCAGATCTTTTAGAACCTTGTAAATACGTGTTTGTCCTACCTTGTGCAATGTAGAAATAAGGAAATGATCCAGGTGTGTTTGTTGCAGCATAGGCGTTAGAGAATACTCCAACTTGGCCAGCTGTCAAATCTTGCGTAGAGTCAGTGCTAGGAAACGTTGTTTGTCCTACTGGCACTACGAAGAGCGTAGTTAATGAAAAATCTGCCATTTTGTTTATATTTAATTGTGAAAAAACTTATTCATTTGTTTGAATCCTTGCCTGAGCACTTTGTACAGCTGAAGCATTTTCAGTGTACATTGCTAAGTTCTCAACTGTTAGATCTAGGAGTTCATCCTCTAGATAGGTTTCAAGTTCACAGTCTTGATCTATCGAGGGTGTTCCATCAAACCTTATATAACCAACCTTATCAATGTAAACAGGATATCTCATGTATGAGATGTATATATCAGATGGTGTAAATGTACCATCAGTGAATATACTGATTTCATCTGAGGATAGAAAGTTGAATGTTTCCTGATATTCAAACGAAGGTTTGTAATGATCGTTTGTCAAGAGGAGAGTAAGATCACCATGTTTAGATAGTTCCTTATTAATCCAAATCTTTCTGTCTTTACATCTTCCTTTATCAGCCAAAACATATGCATCTACATAGAACATATATTTTGGAGACAGTTGATGTAGTCCTGCAGTCCATTGATTTAGTTGTGGGTTTTTAATTGCTAAACTAAGAGGTTGATTATTATATGTTACAACTAGGCTTTGTAAATCTTCATAACGCTTTTTAAATGCGTCAAACCCAAGACCTGCAACAACACTTATTCCATCAATCTTTTGCTTTATCAATTTAATCTGAGCCTCATTCAAGGCTAAGATTTTATCTTCTAACTGAATCTGTTGGTGATCATTAGTAGATAGTTTATTTAACCTTTGGTCGATCTTATATAATAAACTATCTATTGGTATCATACAGAAGCAAGTTTCTTTGTTTTCAATTTTTGTTCAAGAGTAATTAACTCCTCTTGATTATCATCATCAGCTAAAAATTTAACTAGGTCATCTTCATCCTTTGCAACTTCATATTCTCCTTCATAGATTTTACCATTTGGTTTTGCTCTATATACAGAATGTGCAATTGCTTGTTTAACCAAGTCTTTAATATGGAGTAAGTTTTCCTTCATGTCTGCAAATCTATTAAAAATCTCAACAGGACTTAATCCTGCATATTTGCCATTCTTGAATTCAGTTTGTTTTAGGACATTATCTACTAGATTATATACCACCTCTTCCTTGCTATCATCAGTTACTGGAAGACCAAGTAATCTTGCAACTTTCTTTTTTCTCTCAGGAGTCATAGAATCAAACTTAACAATAGCTTTATTAATAAGTTGTTTTTTCTTAAACATCACTGCATTTTCTATCTCTTCATCTGCTACATAAAACTGAGTTTCTGCAGAGAACTCACCACGCTCCCAAGCTTGATAAGAACTTGCAATTGTAGGATGCACACGCAACCATGAAAATGCTAATTCTTGAAAAGGAACGCTAAGATCAAAGAAGTTATCTCCATCTATCAATTTAACAGGTTGAACATGCATCATGTCATCATTAGATGTTGAAAGTCCATAGTTCCAAAAAGAAGAGCGAGGTCCAAGATCAACATCTCCAAGAGCTTCCTCAAGTTTTGCTTTAAGATTTATTACACGTTCAATTTCCATTTCTTTTTCAAGAGGATCTTGGATCCTTCTGATATAGGATGCCTTTGGATCAAGTCCTGTTCTATACTGTCCATCAAGTTCTTTGTAAGGATACTTGAAAACACCTGTACCAGGAATTCTTGTTAGACCTTTCAACGATAGTCCACCTTGCATTGTTTGTAACTGACTATTGTTATAGTCTTTTTTAATCGTAGAGATTTTTCCTATCTTTCCCATATGTAGTTGTTTATTTGGTTTTGTTTGCAGAGAAGTGAACATCGAAGTTCTAGCAATTGGTTATTACCCAATTCAAATCTCTGTGTATTTAAAGAAGAGCCCCAGAGTTTGAGGCCCTTCTCTTATTTATTTTAAGATTACAATTGTGGAATCTCTTCAATCAAGACTGTACGAGACAAATCTTCAATGAATACATCACAACGATCTTTCATCCAGATTTCATAACCTGGGAATTTGTTCGCAGAACTCATACCTTGAGACTTAGCAAAACCTAAGTGGTGACGAGTACCATCGATATAACCCCAAGTCATAGAAGGAGCACCTTTCATTCTCACTTCTCTGATGTTGTTAACCATTGAACCATCGCTCATAGGACTAACATCAAATACCATAAACACTGGAGTGCTTTTCTTGTTTTGACCAAACTCTAAGTTAGATTGTGGCAAATCAAGTTCTTTCAAGTGAATAAGTTCAACACGACCTGTTTCACGTGTAACCATTGCATCGAATGCAAAGTTATAAGTGATGTGTTGACCTTCTCCCTGCATGTAACGATTTCCAGAATCAGCCATGAAAGTCAAGCCACTGTTTAAAGCGTCAGCCTTCAAAGCTTGTTGGAATACGTCAAATCCAGCTTCATTTGTGTACATTTTAACCTTACGATCTTTAACATCCACACGTCTGTAGAACAAATCTCCAAACACGCTTCTGATCAAGTTAGCAGAGAATTCACCACGATTGTATTGTACCAAGTTACCATTGTTACGCATTCTGTGGTAAACACCAGCAGATGTACGCTTTAATTCTTGCTTGCCACCACCAGTTTTAACTGTACCTGGTTTAGACCAGATCATACGCTTAACTTTCAATTCCAACATGCTTTTACGCATCCAGAACTCAATGAATGGTTCCCACTTAACATCATTACGAGTTAAAGGAAGTTGGTTTCTACGCTGAGGAGCATATACCAAAATATCTAAAGGATTTCCTTTTGAATCAACCATCATCTTGTCATCAGCCCACTCAGTGATTTTGTGCTCATAACCATATGCAGAACCTAAAGATTCAAACATTGTGATTTGCTCACCCAAACGAGGAAGACCTAATAAGTCTTGATCAAACTCACCAATTGCAGCATCAACTAATTCAAGCTCAACACCTACTTGTAAGAATTGAGAACCTGAAGAAATGTAGTCAACAGTTGGATTGTCAGTCACCAAATTGAAAGAATACAAGTAACCCATGTTCCAAGGAACTGGATCTTTGATTACATAGAAACGAGGACCATACTGACGAGAACCCACAGAAACGATTGCGTTCTTAGAGAATTCATTAGTGTCCAAAACAAGAGTGAACTCTTGACCATCGATACCAATTTTATCCAAAGCAGCAGTTGCTTCTGGAACATTGATAATCTTAGGGAATTTGTAGGGAACAGCTACTTGCCATTTCCAAGCATCACTATTATTATCGATGTAATAAGGTGTGCTTTTGTTAATCATGTCTAAGAAGTCATTGCTATACAATGAGCTCTGAGTGTAAAGACTAATGATCTTTTTGTCATAGTCAGCAGGTTCAGTGCTGTGAAAGCTCTCTAAGTGATTCGAGTCAGTGAGCTTACCCACAGCACGCTTATCCATAGAGGCTACTCTCGCATACGTAAAACCAGTTAAGCCTGGGATTGTTTGAATTGCCATTTTAATTGTTGTTTAATTATTACAAATGTTTATAAGAACCAAGAATTTGCTTTTTGAGCACTACCACCACTTGATGATTTTCCACCTTTACTAACCTGTCTAGCCACTTCGCTGAAAAGCTCATTGGACTTCTTTGAAACACCTGACTTTTGAATTGTTGATAATGATGGATCTTTTTCTAAAATCTTTAAAAGCAATCCAACTTTAACCTTCATAGCATGGTTCTCAGGTCTTTTTAGTTCAAGTATTGTACGATCAAAGTCTGTAAGTGTCTCTCCAGAATTGGTCTTATACTTGTCTACTAGCAGAAAATCTTGTAGTTCGTTTACTAATTTGGGATTTAATGGAATACCATCAAATTCCTTAGTTTTTAGTTTTTCCTGAAGAACAGACTGTACGTTGGTGAAATACTGTTGTTTAACTGCTTGTTTTTGTTGAAGCTCATATTGAGCATTCTGTTCCATCTGTTGCAACTTAGCAGCTTCTTTCTTTACTAGCACCTTGTGATGTTTTGTAGCAACGCTTTCTAAATCTCCATAATTTTTTAACCTCTCAACCTCACTATTTACATCATCAGCCTCAAACCCTTGATCAGCTAATGCTTGTTTAATTATTCTTACTTGGTTTGCTTCATCAGCTAAGTCCATTTCTGCAAAGTTTGCAACAGACTCATATGCACCAAAGTATTCTTTAGGATTAACTCCTTTTACAAATATGGCATCAAAAGCTTTTTGATAATCATCTCCAAATTGACCAATGAAGTTGTTCACTGTTTCAATAGCACCTTTTCTTTTCTCTGCTTCAAATCTTTCAAGGAATTCCTCAGGAGTAGATATTGGAGAATCATCTTCATCTTCATCTTTTGAAAAAACACCAAGTTTAAAAAGATCATTTGCTAATGCTTCAAATCTACTTACTTCTTGTTCTTCCTCTCCTTCAGCAACTGGTTCTTCTTTAGCACCTTCTGCAGGAGCAGCCTTTTTTACAGGAGCTGGTGGTTCTTCTTCCTCTGTTTCTTCATCATCATCCCCACCTAGTAAAAAGTCTTGAATACTCTTTGAAGGATCTTCTTTAGGTTCTTCCTTCTTAGGTTCTGTTTTAGGAGCTTCTTGCTTTGGTTCATCTTTAATCTCTTTAATCTCATCAGGACTTCCTGTTGAAGTTTCTGGAGCAATAAGATCATTTAATAATTCAGCACTTCCCATTCCCATGTCCATGGTGTTTTCAATACTGAAATTGCCAAAGTTGTTATCTAAGTTCTCTGCCATATGTAGTTGTTTTTATTGGTTTGTTATTGTAAATCTAGATTTTAGCTATTTAATATCAAAGAGTTAGAACATTTTATGTATGAATTTGCACGATAATATAGCATTAATGTTTTTTACTCTAATCGATTTTGTTTGCAGCCACATCATTTATCAGTCTAAAGCTTCTAATAGGTGCTACATCTGTTAGGGTAACTTGTTGTATATCAACTCCCCATTTCTTAGCTTCCACTCTTGCCTTCTTAGTAAGAAGTGCATCTAATTCAGGATCTATACATCTCTCTGCAGGAATAGATATAACTATGTTTTTTATTATACTCATAGTCATATCTGATAATGCATCTTTAGCATCATATACTTCTAGAAGAAATGTTTTTACATCAGCTATCTTATATTTTACAACACCCTTCACTACAAAGTTTTGTTTATCTAAAGTGTATAATGATTGTGCTGGAAGACTGAGTGTTGTTACCACTACGTGCTGGTGAAGGATTTCATCAACAAATGGAATCTTAAAATGTAGTCCTGGCTGAAGAGTTCTTTTATATTTACCAAAACTAAGACGAACACCCTCCTCATATGATGGAATAATCACTATAGGAAGGATGTCTGAAATCCATTGTACAATAAGATCTATCAGTTTATCAAACATTATTTAGATTTTTTAGCTCTACCTTTAGCATTCTCTTTAGCTACAGCTAAGTCATTAGCTTGATTCTCTCTAGCCACTTGAAGCTTCTCTCTCTCAATAGCCATCTTATCTGAAGCTTGTTTGTTTTTAGAATTAATCTCAGCAAGTTTTACTTGGTAATCTTTAGCAGCTTTCTCTTGGTCATGAGTGAGTTTGCTCATCTCTAGAACATCAGGAATTGCATTCTTATCAACATCTTCTCCTGGAACATTACCATATCCTGTAGCTTGAATGATAGCAATTTTCTCTTTAGACAATCTATCGAGTTCTTTTTGATAATCATCATTAGCTTGTTTCTCTTGAGCCATTTGAGCTGTTTGTTGCAACTGAGCCTGAGCTTGTTGTTGCTGTTGTTCCATTTGTTGTTGTTGCTGTTGCATCTGCTGATCTTGCATAGACTCTTGTCTTTCTTTAAGAGTCTTAAACACCTTCTTCATTTCTCTCATAGAGTTTGTAGAATACAACTCAATCACATCATGTAACGAACCACCATTTTGTAGAACAGCCTGAGAAAGTGCTCTGATCTCTTGGAACATTTGTTTGTCTTCTGGTCTGTTAGTTAAGAACACTTTAAGATCTCTAAATCTGAGATCTGCGCCATTCACTTGAACAAAGGCAGATTCTCCTTCAGATGTAATGTATGAAAGGGTTGACTGTGGCTTTTTAGCTTCTACATATAAAGCAGCATCTATAATTGCTTGATACAACTGACCCATTACATACTCATGTGCTACAAATATAGGTTCTGTCTGAGAATAAGATTGTTGTATAGCTGTATTTGTACCTGTTGCAGATTCACTTGCTGATATAGATCCCATTCTTTGTCTTGACATACCTATAAGTTCCCAACACTCATTCTTCAACTGCATTGCTAGATTATATCTAGACTGTATCTCCTGCGTACGTGTAAGATCAATATCTCTAAACTGATTGAAGCTAGATGGAGATTTTAGATTCTCTGGAGAATCATCTATAAACATCACCCCTCTGTTACGTGCTTCCATTTCCCATATGTCAAGAGCATCTTGAGCATCACCATCCTTAGGAATAGGAATGTGTCTGATAGATGTAAGATAAACCTTACCAACCTCTTTCTCAAGAAGTTTGTAAAGCTGATTCATACAAACATTATATAACACCTGGAAAGGTTTCATTAAGTCTACCAAAGATCTTGCTTCTGTATTCTTAATCTCATGCGTAAGTCCTATGATTGGACAATAGTTGAGTAGTTTGTATGGCTTAATGTGATAGATGTCTGGACCAATCTTAATTCCTTGATACCATTGATTTACCCATCCCCAATCTAAAGATTGTTGTGTAGGTATAGCTCCACTCTTGTATGTTTCATCAACAAGCATAGATTGCTCATTGTCCATTTCATCTATATAGATTAGCTTACCAATCTTCTTCTTAGAAATCCAATAAGCTCTAACCACTACATACTTATATCCAAATGAAGATACATTAGATGTAAGTCCTAAGAAATCTTGTAACCCATCATCATTGTTCTTCATTTCAGATTCAATAATCATTCTTGTCTGAAGGACTAATGGATCAAATGTATCATATTGTACTGAGTCTTGACCAGGGATTGCATTAGGATTACCAAGGTTTGATTCTCTAACATTGATCAAACCATAATCCTGGAGAGATGAACGTAAGTGGTCAATCTCATCTTTTGTTAGGTCAGGAATTGACTCAATAATTTCAGAAAGCTCCATGACTTGAACTGTACCAGCTGCGTAAGCCCCCTGAGCTCTTCCTGTGGGATCAGAGATATATTTTCTATCAGGAGTGGTAAGGAACCATGTGTTCTTAGGATTCGCCACCTCAATGTTAAACCCAAGTTTGCTATTGTCTTCATATATATGATAGAATTCTCTTGCAGAAATAAGCATATCTCTGAAAGCATCTTCACTTTTTTCTTTTAAATTAAATTCTGCCTTTTGACAAGTTAAGATGTGGTTGGCCCATTTCTCAGCTACAGATGTGTATGTATCAAGTTGATCTTTCACCTGATCCATTGACATCTGTTCAATTTGTTCCATTTCTTCTTCTCCTAATTCCTGACCACTCATTGCAGCTTTTTCTAATAGTTTCTGTTTTGCAGTTCCTATTACAAACTGTTGCAATAATTCTGTCTTGAATTGTAGCTCTTCAGCCTGACTATCTTCATCAAAAGCCTTCACTCTAAATGCATCAGGACGTTTTGATATCTCTCCTACAAGTTCATTGATTGGTGTGGTGATGATTGAATAGTGCTTCACATACGCAGGAAGCTGAAGATCTGTAGTGAGCATATCAGTGAAGCTCTTCACTTGTGGTTCCTGATAGAAGTCTTCCATTCTTAGAATACCCTTTACCAAGTCATAGTTCTTAACAAATGTATCTCTATTCTTTACATACTCAGCATAAGCCTTATTTGCAAAGTAGTCCATTGTATTCTTCACCCAGCTTTCATCTTGTTTCTCTTTATCAGTTTTGAACTGATCAGGAAATATGTTTAGATACGCATAGCGTATAGTAGCATCTTTTGTATACCTTATAATTGCCATTATGTAAACAGTTTACGTTTTTTACTATTAAATAGTCCTCTTGATTCAGAGAACAATGTGTTTTTCTTTTGTGATGAGAACATAGCCTTCACTCTTTCATCACCTGAACCTCCCACCTTTCCCATTATAGGGTCCATCTTGAGTGCCTGTGCAATAGCTAGTTCTGCTGCAATGATTCTATCAAAGTTACTTACATCATTATACTGTATAATCTCCTCAAGCAAAACAGGATCAAATATTTTAGTGACACCTGTTAGCTCTCGTATTGTATCCCCATCCTCATTTGTTTCTTTATATACCACTTCCTCTAGATACTTCTTAAGACAGTTATGCAGATAGTCTCTAATCTTATCTGAAGAACGATGCACGCCATACTCACGTTTGACAGTAGTATTTGGAACCACTTCCAATAACCATCCAGGTTGTTTTTCTAGGTAGTGAGCATCTCCCTTGCTTTTCATATATTCTATGAAGGAGATATCATCATTCTCACAAAGTGTTCTAGCATTAAAATACTTTATGAGTAGACGTGCTTGTTCTTCCCACACTTCCTTCTTATCAGGTCTTGCACAGTAACTGGCTACAAACATATCTTGATACTTCTCGCCTGTCAGCTCATGCATTCTCTTATATATGTATACAGCTCCTAAAGAAGAACTGTATTCAGACTTTCCTTGTCTGTAGGGATCGACTCCTGCTACATACAATCCATATGGAGGATTTTCTACAGGGAATTCATATATAACAACTGGAGCATCCTTCAGATCGCTATTCTTAAGGGGGAAGTTTGATATGGGTTGCTTATCTGTAAACTCATGGCAAATCTTCTCTCCATCATTAAATAACACTACAGGTATTCCTGTTCTCTCCTGATTCAATAGTCTTGTCTTCTGTCTCTTGGCAGCCTCAATATCAAAGATGTTTGTGTCTTCATTCAGGAATATATCATCCACTTCCTGAGGATAGTACATCTTCTCTTTCAAATATGCAATCCTGTCTCCAGCCTTTTTTAATCTATCAAGGTTTGTATCTGTTATCAGCTTAGCTTTCTCCTCATTAGACACAAGCATTTTTACGTTGTACAAGTCTGAACCTATAGGCTGATTTAAGAAAGCTCCTAATGTAGAATCTTCCTTTGCCTCCATTCTATACTTATGAGAAATGAATAAGCCATGGATTCTTCTCTCATCCTTTTCATTGTTATATGTAAGGAAGTTAAAGTTGTCCACGTCAAACATAAGACTCTTGGCATCCATGAATCGTTTCATATCACCACCTGTTCCTGTCAAGATTGGAGAACAACCCCAACCAAATGGTGTAGTGAAACCAGGCACAGCTGCTTGGAAACCTCTTAAGAAACTTCCTTTACCAATCTCATCTATAATTAGCTTACGAGGTTTTGTACCTGCAATAGCTTCTTCATTATTACCTTCATCTAAGTTCCTGATGAGGATTTGTGAGAATGGTATTCTTTCTCCTGCCTTTGTCTTTATACCTAATGTCACCTGATTCTTCCAGTTGTCCTCAATTCTCTGCCATCTCCAATACTCAGGAAGAAAGTTTAAGCCTTTGTCAAGCTTATCTGTAATCAACTTTATATCTGGAGCATTCAGTCCTGCAATAATGTTCTGAGAGTTCTCATCAAATGTTGCTCCCCAGCCTATATAACTTGCTTCCAAAACAGACTTAGCAAACCTTCGTATACCAAGTATGACTAAACCTTTCTTGTCTTTTTGAGCTCTATCTATCTCATTACTCACCAACCACTCATTGTCCCTAAGAAGAGGATTGGCATATTTCTGGTTTATTCTTCCATAGTCATCTATTATATCCACCTCTGTATGCCAGATGTTTAAGTGCCAATACAAAAATGGGTTGATGTAAACATCCCCCATCATAGCTCCATTTAAACAAAGCTCCTTATGAAAATCAAAGAATGATTTATATTCAGAAGACCCCTTATCAGGAAGTCTTTTCTGGTTCATAAACCAATCTTTGTAATCTATGCTTTGTAGTTTCATTATCTTCTGTTTTTAAGGAAGTCTTCAGCTATTCCTGAAAGATCTCCCTTCCCTCTCACCTCAACTTTTGCTTCTTCTAAGCTTCTCAGCTTGTCCACCACTTCTACCAGTGCAAGATAGTTCTTCATTGTCTCTTGGACAAACTTACCTTGAGCTTCTATAGAGGCTATCACCATAGGAAGTAGTCCTCCTTTAGATGTAGGTTTCCATTCAATCCTATCCTTCAGTTCGTGAAGTGGATTGGCATCAACATATTGCTTCCATGATTTGAGTTGTGTCTCAGCCCATTCGAGCTCTGTGTTGATGTATGTAGTTTTTTTTACTGCTGCCATATTAACATTTCCATTTTCTTAAAGCTAAAGCTTTTCTTGTTGGTGATCCATCAGGTTTTTTCATAGGTCCTTTTACTCCACCCATCCTAGCACAGAATGACTTTTTCCTAGGACCACCTTCTGGCTGAGGAGGTTTGATATTATGCCCCTCAGCTTTTAATGATGCTCTACCCTTAGCATTGAGACCACCAGAAGGACTCTTTCCTTCCTTTCTCTGCCATGCTCCTGTTTTAGCTTGCTTTATTTTCTTTTCCTGCTTAAGCATTTCAGGTGTAGGCTTTTTACCAGAGCCTGCATTAGCTCTTATGTTATCCCACAATCCACGTTGAGATGTAGAACCATCCTTACGTTTAATCATTTGTTTTTTAACTGTTGCCATTATCTTCTTCTTTTAATATGTTATCAAGATCTATCCCATCTTCTATAATCCTTTCAATATCATACACTTCAGAGTGTTTGAAGTCCATTCCTAATTGTGATCTGTATTTAAACAAAGCAAATAGGATTTCTGTATCAGGAACTCCCCACACATCTCCATACACATCTAGTGCTGTGGCCAAATGTCTCCCTATGTTATACTGAGGATATTCTTTCTGTAGCTCATGAAGAACTCCTAGGATTTGATTATATGCACTTGCTCGTCTCATATTAATATTCCTGCACTTGTAGCTGTCAACTTTGTTAAACTTGGTTCAACAACACTCTTCAACAGCTTTTGAATGTTATCATTTGCAATCTTTTGCGTTTCTTCTGAGATGCCTGGTGTTGCACATAATGCTCCTAGCTTCTCAATTACAATCCATGCTTCGTGTATTGGGTTCATATTATTTGGTTTAAATCGTCATTATTTGAGAGGTCAATCTTTTTAGACTTCTCTTCTTTTTCAATATTATTAATTAGCTCATCAGCTATTTCATCTACAATATCACCATACTTGTCTCTCATTTCTTTGGACATATAATCCTGTGTGAACATAATTCCTATTGTATCCTGTTCCTTGTCAGGAGTGGCTACAATATCTATATAATCAAGTCCTTCATTGTACAATTCTAATAGAGCATCCAGGAATGTTTCTAGAGGAATCTTGTGCAGCCTAATTTGATTGTTGTTCTCCATTGATCATGTTTTTAAGTTGTTCCTCTTGATCATCTGTTAGTACAGCTGTCCATTTATCTATTGGACATTCACAGGAAAGACATTTAGTTTTGGCTGCTAATGTACATCCACAGTTTGTACAATGTGCATCAGGTCGTAATGTCTTATGATATTTAGAATGGTATGCACAGTCTAAACATATATTTATTCTTTTCTTAGCTGTTTCACTAATCAGTTCCTTCAGATGCGTTGGTGGCAGGGTGTTGTTCCTCCAGCCCTCCAGGATTTGTTTGAAATTCATAAAGCTTTGGTTTTAAAATGTTTATATTATGAATGACATTATTTAGTTTCACTGTTTCTGTTGCTCTTCTCTGTTCTGACAATGCAGGATTATCTATCCTACTTTGAAAGAGCTGCTGTTGAGACAACATCTTCTCCATCTTCTTCAGGGCCTTCTTGTAGTTGAACGTAAACTTTCCAAATCCTGAGATTTCTACACTATTATTTGTCTTCAACGCCTCATTTGCTGTATTAAACTGGTGGTTTATTACAGCCTCAATTGTTTTTTCAGAAATCATCATCTTGACAGCTTGTGTCCTGACAAGATATTCCTTCATAGATAGTGAAATGGGCTTATCCATGCGTCAGCTTAATTTCTAATGTTATGTCCTTTGCAAAATCCAGAACAATCATATTATTCACCTTCACTTTTGTCCCATCCTTCACTAGCACTTTAATCTTCTTAAGCTTACTGATTATATTATTAATCGTTGGACTTGTTGTCTTGTAAATGTCACAAAACTCCTGCCTAATATTAGAATAAGAAATGTTCCCCTTAACAGCTGTAAACGCTATAAGCTGTATCTCTCTATTTGTCAAATGGAGATTGTTAACAGCTGAAAGGATGGTGTAATATTTCTCTGCTATTAGGAGATCATTGTCTTCCTTCCTTCTGAGCTTCTGTAATATTCCTTTTGTTGGTTCCATATTTAGTTTATACAAATATAATCAAACTTGTTATACTTCCAAATACAATTGTTTTCTACATAGCTATATTATGCATCGTCTTTATGCTTATAAAACACTAGGGACATAGAGAATAAAAACAGAGCAATTGTAAATTCCTGCTCTATATATTCAGGATCTTCTACATCATGCTGTATAAACCACATACCAAATGTATAATACTGACTAGATAGGATTTTCACCTCTAATATAAAATCAACAAACATAGCATCCCTTAATCCAAATATAATAGGATAGGCTATAAAAGTGATTAACGTAATAAGCAATAAAGGTATAATCATCGTTTATGTATTAAGGAAGATCTATTCCCACCCTCCACCCTTCAAAGGTCAGGAATATTCTTGTTACAAAAAAATAAAATTTTTTCTAAAATGGTAGGCATACTATATCTATAGGAGAAGAGACTACTCCATATTGGCACCCCAGCCTACGCAAAGGGTGTTGGGGTAATCCCCCACCACGCTACATTTTTAATCATTTTTTCACTAAAACATTCAAAAAGATGAAAAATTACATCATCACTTCTGCCACTTGCACAGACAAGGGTAACGTGTCTGCCTACACATCAAAAGGCGAAAGAATTCACATCTACTCTCGTCAACTAACATCACTTGGTCTGACCAATGAAATGATTGGCACAGACAAAGTGAAGGGCACAAACCCTATCACAGTTGACAATCCTCTTTTCTGCATTGCTGAAATTAAAACCTTCAATGCAAGAAAAGACGACCAAGGGAATTCTATTCCTTTTGCTGATGGCTCTAACACAATGACACGTCTTACTGCCTTGTCTGTCTTCACTAAGAAGACACAACTTATTGGTGCTCACGTTGAAGAGAACCTCTTGGAACAAGAGATTCAACACGAGACCACTAAGATTGCATCTTCTCGTGGCTTAACCACAAGTGATGTCAGCACATTGGCTAATGCTTCTGTCTAATTGCTGACGCAATTCTCGAAAGGGGGACTTTGTCCCTCTTTCTTTTTCGTATATAAGGGTGGGAGCAATGTACGTGGCTCATTTGGGTGGGAATATTCATAACTCATTGATAAACAGAGTGCAGTATACTCACTTAGCCCTTAAGACCAATAAATTACAATACTCAGAAACAATTATTCAAACAAAATATATAGCAATAACATGGAAACATTAGTAGTAAAGGGAACTAGTTTCTCATACAATGACATATCATTAATGAAAGGTTCTGACATTAAGGATGTAAAGGTTATACTTATACAGCCTAGTGGTAATACAGAAACAATTATGACTAGTAGGAATACTTTTAACATATGTAATGATTTAGGTTTAGAGTCGATAATATATGGGCTGTAATAGGCCCATTTGTTTAATGCACCACAATCCACGCAGGTAAAAACTGCCTAATCACACCATTAGTCGTATAAAGGACTGATATGCAACACAGAGTAATCTGGAGTGATTAGTTCCCAAGGGTGGACAGATGTAATAATAGATGAACAGTGAAATATCGTTACACAATACAGACTATGCTTGTCATAGAAACTTGTGTTATATCTATTATACACATCTGTGTGCAGAGGGGACATTATTATTCACACATAAATTAAATAACATGGAGACAACAATATTCATTGATACGTATGATAAACCATATCTATCTATAGACAATAGAAAGATATTCCTTGATTGTACATATGAAGGAGAATATAAAGCACATAGAAAACTAATGCTTAGAGAAGGAATTAAACCTGCTGTAATTGCTCATAGTATAGCAAATACATTTCTTGTTCCTGTTGATAGTAAGTTTGTCTTGTGCATAATGCAAGTAATTAATCAATTTTTATAAAATCAAATTCACACACACATGAAAAAGATTACACTGTTAGCAGAACTAAACTGCTTAAACAAATTAGTAAATGGTAAAGTTGTTGTTCTTAACCTTTCAGAAGGTAAATACACAACGTATAATCCAGGTAGGTTTACACCACAAATGTCTGAAACATTCAATCCTGAAGACTATGCATTGATGGAAACAGACTATTGTCCTATTGTTATTCTTGCTACACCAAGGATGAAGGAAGAATATCTTGTTAACAAGGCTTGGAAGGAGCAATGTAATAATAGTGTTACAAAATACATAAACTTCAAAAGGTATTAATATTAACTAATAAGACAGCCCAATTGAAATATATTGGGTTGTCATAAATTTTAAACAATGAGAAAGTTGTATATAGCAATAACATTTGCAGCATTACCCTTCCTATTAGTGTGGATGGGTTTTATATTGACAGGATTTGCATTTAATCCTTATGAGGTATTTCAGAATGGTAATTTCTGGGGTGTTTCCATCATCTATTGGTTTATGTATGTATGCCTAATAGGCTTTATAATAGAAATGGTAGATGAGGATATTAAATTAAATCACAATAAAACTAATAACAATGGCTATTAATCTTATTAAAGAGAAACTTGAGAAGCAATTAGAGCTTCTCAAGGAATTAGAACAATCTATAGAAGCAGAGAAATATAGATATGTAGTGAAATACGAACACCATTTTGGTAATAGCACAGAAATATATTCTCTATATGATAGAGATGTAGATGATGTTATCAAGGTGGATAGATTAAGCAGAATATTATCTTGGCTTAATATCAGGAATATTCCAATAGAACAAGTAAAAATCATACACGAAAATGGAAACAATTAAAAAACTCCTCACTGATGGTGTAGTTACCATCGAAGAAGTTCTTGAATATGCAGAGACATATCAAAGAGCAATGGATGCATTTAATGATGCTCAAATTAACAAGTATTACGATGTTGAATATGGACAGAATCAATGGCCTGAGGATTGTCAGGATACAATAGATGAAGAGAGACAGTTACGTGATGCAATGATGTCTGCAGATCAAGAGATGGAACAATCTCGTTCTGACAATCCTGAATACATCATTGCAAGTACATCTAGAGCATTAGAAGAAACACTTATATTTGAATCTGATGCAGATGGCCTTCTTCTTGAATGTGATTATGGAGGAATATCTTGTAGATATAACCCAGAATTAGATTGGACAGATTCTGACCTTGCTGTTACAAAAGTATTTGGTGAGGGTGTGTTTGAAAGAATATCAGAAGTAACACCTAACGAAAAAGGTTATTTTGTCATATACAAAAGAAAACAAATTAATTAATCCCTAAAAACTCACATAACATGGGAAAGAAATCATTTTATTTATTAATGACAGCAGCATCATTCTTCTTCTTTATTGCTGTATCTTTGGCATTAACATGCGTTATGCCATGTACAAGAACTAATGCAATTATTGTATTAACAGTTTGCATATTTGGTTCCTTGATAACAATAGCTTGGTTTGATTCGTTCACCAAGGCTAAAAAATAGAGTTTTAATAGGTATGGATATAAATAATCGCCTGGTGTTTCTACACTGGGCTTTTTTCATTTATTAAACAATTTAAATCAATTAAAATGACAGATTCATTAAAAAAGTTATTAATTATGCTATCATTAGTCATAGGACTAATTGTTTGTTGCATTCTATCTTCATGCTCAGCTAATAAATATGGTTGTGGACATGGAGCACCTAAACAGACATGGAACAAAATGGTTAAACGTATTAATTCACAATAAATAATTATGTGTGTGGGTCATCCCTGAAACTCTTATGAGCGTAGGGGATTCCACATCATTAAAATTTTGAAATCAATGAAATATCTATTATTTTTAACAATGCTCAGCTGTACAAGACAAATTGCTCATAAGCCTACACACAGAGAAATTAAAAAGGCTATGAGATATAGTACATCATTGTACGCACAGCCATCAATTAAAACACATTAATATGCACATCACAGGTAAGCTAATATTTAAATCATACAAGCCTCTAAGACTTGAAAGAGGTATGTTGTTCCTTGTTAGACAGAATAAAGACATGGTTATATTCCAATTGACTGTTATGCCAATTGATGTAGATGCATATCTACAACTCAATGGTTATCCTGTAGATCCATATATAATACTAGAAGGTAATAAAAATCTTGATGAGGATTATATAATTGCCTATCCACATCAAATAGGATGGTGGGATGTAGGAGAACAGTCTGATGAGCTATATGATATTACATCTAAAGAGATAAATCAAATCTTAGACAATGATTGTCGTGTTGATATAGAGGTGGAAGATGATGAATATGATGTTAGAGGATTTCCTATTCCTCTATTCATACAAGACAAAGCAATCCTAAGTCATCCTCTAGAGGAAGAGAATGATGATGATGATGTTGAATATTTCTTTGATGATGATGAAGAATACTTACCACCAAGTTCTAATGATGAATGGGAAAATCAATTTACTAATCCAAAAAACAATCTTTATGACCAAGATTAAACAAAGTCTTTTGATGAGACTATTTGGCATTAAGCCAAAGAACAATGACCTACAGCTAAACAAATTAACACCAACTGAAAGACCATTCAATGTACGAGAGTATAACCAATGGTGTAGACAGTTTAATGTAAGTTCAAGAATACACCATAGATAAAATATTATGGGGATGGATGAGAATTATGTGCCTGGGAAACTGGGCACATTTTCTTTTTAAACAATTTTATAAACATAGAAATCAAAAATTAAAACAATGAAAGCATTATTAAGTAAATCACCATTAAGAAACATTAAATGGTTGAAAGCAGGTTCTAAAAAAGCGTTAAGTATTTTGTCTGGTATAAACAGACCAATCGTTTCATCTCATGTAAATCCTATTGCTGAGTCTATTAGCAAAATAGATATATTGAGACCTGTAATTGTTGCTGAACTAAGTTTTATTACAGGAAGAATGACCAAGTATATAATTGATGGTCAGCACATGTTCACTGCATGCCTTAGGAACAACGTAGATATTCCATACGTACTTATTCCTATTAAAGATCCTAAAGAATTAATTGAGGTTCTTGCTTTATTAAATGCAAGTTCTAAGAATTGGTCTATACAAGATTATGTTACAGCATGGGCATCTTTGATTGAGGATTATATAAAGCTAAACGAATATCAATCTACTTATGATTTTGAGTTCAGTATCCTTGCTGATATCCTATCTGGAGGAATGGCAGGATCTGGTGGATCAACCTCAAGAAAGATAAAAAGAGGAGAATTCAGAATTATAGATGAGAAACAAAACGTAGAAATAGTTAAGCAATTAACAGATCTTTTAAAGATTGTTAATCGTATGAGCAGATTTGAGAATAGATATTTGTGTAGTGAGTATGTTAAATTTAGAAGATCTATAAGTTCATATGATCATGATCTATTCATCAAGAAGATAAAAAGAAATAAAACCAGGTTTGCTCTTGCTACACAAGAATCAGGTAGACTATTTGAAATGTTCAAAACAATGTAAACAATTAAAACCCCACAACCATGCGTATTAAAAGCACACGTTTAGAATGGTGTAGTAGAGACCATTCTAGAGACAACATTTTAGTCCTAGACAACACTGCTAATTCATTTTGTCTTATAGATAGAATATTTGCTCATACAGGCAGAAAGTCTAATAGATTGACAATCACCAAACATAAATACTTTTATGCTCCTTCAGAAGAGTATAAACAATTTGTTGTTAGGTTTAAAAGAACAAAATAATGAGAAGATTCTATGCAATGGAGAGAGATGTGTATGTTAATTACATCTCTCTTCTTACAGAAGAGCCTGTAAGGCTTGAAGATACACCATTTGATTATGGTTTTAGAGGCTTAACAGCCAAAAGAGCTAGACAGCTCATATATACAGAGAAAGAAGGAAAAGCACTCCAAGTTATAAATAGGAATGTTATTTTGCTTGAAATCAAAGAAAAATATTAAATTTGTCATCTAAAATTTTAAAACATGAAGAAATTAGTTCTTATTATTGCATCATTTGCATCATTTGCATCATACGCACAGAAATTACAAAAGCCAAACCTTAGTGTAGGTCTTGTAACAGCACTTCCTACAGACGCTAACAGTGAGAAAGTACATGTAAATCTTGGTTCTACATGGTTTCAAGTGAGTACAAAGTATAATAACAAGTTTACAGGTATTGTAGACTTTGGTTATGTACGTTTCAAGGCTGATCCTGAGACAAACTTTGCTACAGTACCAATGATGGTTGGACTAAAGTATTTTGTTAATGAGAGTGCCTATTTTGGTTCTTCAGCAGGATTATCATTTTATAACAAGAAAGACAATGGTACAACATCATTCTCATTTGCTCCATTCATAGGAGTTAAAATGAATCATGTTAATGTTGATGCACGTTATATTAGTATTGTTGAGAAAACAAACCCTGTTAAAACCATTGCATTAGTAGTGGCATACACTTTGTAATATTTATATTATATTTGTAATAGATTTTTATATTCATTTTTTTTTGATTCCCCTTATGTTTCTACATGAGGGGTTTTTATTTCTTAAATTTGCACATTATGATAGAAGCAATATGTATTGATGACACTAAAAGACCTAAAGAGATTCCTGTTGATAAATGGGTGAAGAAGGGAGAAACCTATTACATTATATATACAGTGTGGAGCATTCCTTCACAAGCACTAGGAGTTCATCTTGATGAGATAGCACTAGATGATTGCTGTCTTCCTTATGAGTATTTTGCAGCAAGTAGATTTGCATTCACACATGAAAACTTATTACTGCTAATGCAAATGATTAAAGATTGTAATAACACAGCGTTCTCTATGGATGAATTACTAAAACAAACACAATTAGAAGAAGTTTAAACATTACAATTATGAACAAGCCAGAGAATATATACACAACAGAGGAAACCACAACAAAGAAATTTGAATATGGTAAGCCTGAAGGATGGGATAAGAAAAAAACTCTTCCAATAATCAACCCAAAGGAGTTTAAAATGAAATGGTGGATGATTATAAGAGATGTGTGGAGAGGTAGAGAGGATATAGAACCTAAATACTTAATGAGATATGATGGTTGGCTGCATGAACTTAAAACAATATTAATGACTATATTCTTTATGTCGTGCCTAACTTACATGTTGTTTCATTCTTCTCTTGTTACAACATCTGCATCAAATGAAGATAATGATCGTGAAACATTCTTTGATAAAGGGATGGATTATGTTCTAGGAAAGTATGATGAATGGAAATATGGTCCTATTATAGCAAAGCCTGACACTATATACCAGGTAAAGAAAGATACAATAGCCCCAATGATTCCATTACTTACACAGGAACAGTTGGACAGCATTATAAATTCATATAACCAAAGACTTGATTCATTAAAAGCTGCTGATTCAACAGCTAAAATAGAATAACATGAAAAAAGCAATCGTAAAATTCAATGGTGGTAGAGGTGCTATTCTTTGCTCTAAATGTAGAAAGATAATAAAGGAAGGACATGAGTCCACTCCTGAGGAAATACAATACATTAGAGGAGAAATAGACCACCTACCAGTTCAATTTTGTGACCAGTGTACCTTAAAGGACACATTATTCAAAGGAAAATGTGTAATATAATACACATTATACAAAGGAATGTTGAAAATAATCAACATTTTGCACAAGGTGTCGAAAAACAGCACTTTGTGCAAAAAACTACACAGAAACCTGCACAGAAAACTACCCAGTAAAAATGTTTACAAAAACGTAAACAGTTTAAAAAAGTAAACAAAATGGTACTATAAGTACTAATAATCAAATAAATTTAAACTATGAAAGGTAAAATACATAAAACAATTAGTGGAGAATGGGTAGTTAGAGTTGTCTCAGAAGAGACACCAGAGTGTGACACAATAGTGGAACATGGAACCCAATATTCATTACATCCAGATGATGTCAAACAAATAAACAAAGATGCACAAGTGTTTGATAATATAGAGGCTAGAATAGCTGCCTATCCTGATGTAGAATTTGACTGGTGTGTTATAGTACAACCTGATGGCAAGGGTAAAGAATATGCTAAACTTTTAAACCATTAAAACTTAAACAAATGACATCAATAGAATGGTTAATAGCAGAAATAAAAACTTCAAAGTATTACTTTAAATTAATGGCAGAAATAAATAGTAGAGGTACAATATTACAACCTAACATATTTGAAAAAGCCAAAGAAATGCACAAGCAAGAGATGGCTACAAATTGTAGTAAACTTGAAATATCAGATGAAGAAATAGAGAAAGAAATAAAAAGTAGATATGAAACACCACATTATAATAGTGGATTTATGGATTGTGCTAAATGGTATAGAGAACAATTAAAACAACTATAACTTGGCAGTAAAATGAGTTTAGTGCCATTTTATAGAGAACAATTAAAATCAAGATATTTTTCCACTAAAAAAGAATTAGTAAGAATATTTTCCACTAAAAGCTTAAATTCATAGAAAATTTTCCATTATGGCACTAATTATTGACCCACCATCAGG